AAAAAACCGAAGATGGCAATGAAGAAAAAACCGAAGATGGCAATGAAGAAAAAACCGATGCTTTCAAAAAAAAAAAATAAAAAAGTAGAAAAAGCACATAAAAAAATGGATCAAGCCTTGGCTGCTAGATTAGCTGGCAACGTAAAAAAAGGCGTGCGAAAAGGTAAAGCTGCACTTAGAAAAGGAGTAAAAGGAGGGGCTATAAGTGTAGCAGACGCTAAAGTCATGAAGAAAGGTATTAAAAATGTTAAAGCATAATGGACGCAAAAAAATTAAGAAAAATCTCAAGCGAACTCAAAAAAGCTTCTGCCCTTCACAAAGGTCAAGCAGCTAAAATAGATAGGATGCTTAAGTCTTTAAAAAAGAAAAAATAAATGCCGTTCAAACTTAAAAATAAGTATGAAATGTTTGGGTATGATAAAAAATATAGCAACGGTGATAGGTTAGTTGTAGAAAAAAAATTACCCAAAGAAGTTTATGGTCAAATAAATCCAAATGGAGTTATTGAAATAAACAAAGATTTATCACCAAAAAATAAAAAACGTGCTGTAGCACATGAGCAAGTACATCTTGATCAGATGAATAAAGGGTTGCTTAAGTATGATTCACAGAACTATTATTATAGAAAAAATATTTCTTCACCCATACAAGTAATACCAGCAAGTCAAATTAACACCCACGATAGAGACTTGCCGTGGGAAAAACACAGTAAATAATTATGAGCGATTCTTGTAAAATGCAGATATTAGGCCCTGACGCTAATAACCCTAAAAGACCAGCTAGGATGCCAAGTGATCCAAAAAAACAAATGGAAATAAAAACTAAGCTAGCAGCTTGTCGTAAACAAAAGAAAGAAGAGTTTAAACAAAAGTTTAAACAAAAGTCAGCAGAGATACTACAAAAAGGTAAAAACGTTGTAGAAAAAAAGATTTTAAAAAAGTAAATGGGTGAACTTAAAAAATGGAGAGAACAAAAATGGGTTCGTATCGGCACAGACGGTAAGATAAAAGGCCCTTGCGGAACATCCAAAGATAAAAAAAACCCCGATAGATGTTTGCCTTTAGCAAAAGCAAGACGACTTAATAAAAGACAATTAGCAAAAACAGCACGCAAGAAAAAAAGAGAAGGCAGAAGAGGCAAAACAGTAGTAAGTAATACACAAGCAGCAAAAGTTAGAAACACATAATGGCAGTAGCAAGAACAATAGGTAAAGGAGGAAACTATAGATCAACCAAATCTGGAGCAGGCATGACAGCAAAAGGTGTTGCGGCGTACAATAGAAAGACGGGCGGTAATTTAAAAACCGCTGTTACTGAAAAGAAACCTAGTAAGATGAGGGCTAAAAGAAGAAAGTCTTATTGCTCTAGATCCCTCGGACAAATGAAAATGCACAACATTAACTGTTCCAAAACTCCAGAAAAAAGAATTTGTGCAGCCAGAAGACGCTGGAGATGTTAAAAAATTATTATTATATTTGTTAGATAAAAATTAAAATTATGGCACAAGGTTATAATTCTAGGCTTGACGAATCGTTAGGAGCTAGAAACGGCAAAAAAAAACAATCTTTTAAAGATCGTAGAGATGAATCAAAAGCAATGTCAAAAAAAATGTATGGACACGCTTATGGTGCTGACAAGGGAATGTCATACAGGCATTCATCTTCTTGGAAGACACATGATCATTTAAAATAAAAAAATTATAAATCTAATTTAATGGCAAAAAAGAAAAAAAGTCCTGTGACAACTAAAGTTGTCGATAAGCCAGATACAGTACAACATGTTAAAGTTGAGAAGAAGGAAAATCCTTATGCTCACACAAAAATTAAAAAAGATTAACATGAAGTCAAGGGGTTTAGGCGATAGCATAGAAAAGTTTACAAAAGCCACAGGTATAAAACAAGTTGTAGAAAAGGTCACAAATGGTGATTGCGGCTGCAACAAACGTAGGGATACTCTCAATAGATTGTTTCCTTATGATAGAAATTAAAGAGATTTTTAACCTCTAAACTTAAAATAATGGCATACCCCAAAATAACGGTCAATACGACCCAAGTAATACATGTCACCCCTAGTGACTCAATCCCTATTCCAAATCCAAACTTTTTAGCCTGCGTAGGTGTAGGTAATTCAGTAGACAATGGTGCTAACACTTCTGTAGTAACAAATAAACTTGTTGATTCAGGAGCGACATTTACATCTACAACCACTCCTTTCCCAGTGGTGATTGGAGACTTAGTTTTTAATACAACCACACCAGCAAACGCTGCAGTGACAGCTGTAGATTCTGGAACTGAATTATCGTTTGGAAGTAATATATTCGCAGCTTCACCAGAGAACTATGTAATTGTAAGACAAAACTCATTGGTAGATGATGAAGTAGACTTTGTTGCAAAAGGTGTAAAAGTAAATGATATTGTAGTCAATACTGACGCTCACACAATAGCTAGAGTAACTGCTGTTGTAAATTCAGATCAACTGACTTTGAGCGCAAACATATTTGGCTCTAGTACCACATTTAATGATAACTTTCGTGTTTATTCTCAACAAGAAGGAGCCGAATTTTATCCTGCATATAACGGACTAAACGGAGGTTCTTCAACCACGTCTAATAATCCAGGTTGTTTAATTTATGTTGGCGATACTTCAACAATAAACACTGGAGCTGACGCAACCTCAAATCAATTTAAAAATGTTACCGTAAGGGTTGTAAGCGGTGAAATAGTAACTTTTAATAATTTTCCTGTAGGTCAATATTTACCAGTACAAGTGGTGCAGGTTATGGCTTCAGGCACAACTGCAAACTCATTACTGGGAATATGGTAGATAAAAATTATTATACGCAAGATAATTCATACTTGATGGATTTAAATGTCAATTATGAAATTGTAAGTAAAAACAAAAAAGAGACATGGATTTTACAGATATGAAAATATATTCTATTAATCTACTAGCCTTAGTGATTACATCAACTGATATTGAAATAGCATTGAAGATTATATTACTTGTTTGTACTATCGTTTATACAGTTATAAAAACAAAAAAATTATACGACAATAAAAATGGCTGAAGTATCAGAAAACACGAAGCTCACTCTTGACCTCAAAACTATCGGAATCATCGTTGCCGGAGCTTTATCTTTAAGCTCAATGTGGTTCACTCTACAAGGTGATATTAATGATTTAAGAAATGAAATAGAAAGTCTGAGTGGTGATGAGTTTGTAAAAAAAATGGAATATCAATTAAAAGATGAGTTGATTAGAACCACAATATTACAAATCGAAAAAAGTACAGAGGGTTTGAGTGAAGATATAAAAGAAAATAAAGAAGCTATAAAGCAAAACTCAGAAAAATTATATGAAAATAAAAGAAGATGAAAAATTTAATTATTGCCCTTTTTGCCCTGTTTGCATTTGCAAGTAGCGCACAGGACTACACTTTGTTGCATATAAATGCAAAGTGGAATCAATCTAATGATTATGATTTAAGAGGCATAAGGCATGCAAAAGTGCAAATGGCTTTTTTAGAAGATCAAAACGCAGAGCTTAAATCACAAATAAAATCAGTGCCCACTATCATCTTGTTTGACAAAAACGGTAAACCACGTGGTCAATGGCAAGCAGACTTATCTTTTAAAATAACTGTGTCAAAACAAGAAATACAAAAAAGAATAAATTATTTAAAATTTGGTGAAGTTACAAGAAGAAATTCTACCGAATAGTAAATTATGATTAGTAAACACATATCAGAAAAAGAAGCTGTAAAATCAATTACCGCTTTACGTTTAGGCATCGATAATACTCCAGACGGGGATTCTTTAAACAACATGAAAATAATTGCAGAAAAAGTTTTTGAGCCACTAAGAGAGTGGGTTGGAGGCCCTATAAAAATTAATTCATTTTTCAGGTCAACTGCATTAAATCAAGCTATCGGTGGCAGCAGTCGCAGCCAACATTGCCAGGGACGTGCACTTGATATAGACGATGTTTATGGTCATAAAACTAATAAAGAAATGTTTGAATGGATTAAAGATAATTTAGACTTTGACCAAATGATTTACGAATTTGGATCGGAAGACAACCCCGATTGGGTGCACGTATCTTATGTCAGCGAAGATAAAAACAGAAACAGAATATTAAAAGCTGTCAGGGATGATGGTAAAACAAAATATATTGATATAACAAACGCATGAAAAAAATACTTGGAAAATTATTTGGTGGAGCTGGAGCATCCATCGCAGAAAAAATAGGAGGAGTAGTTGATAAATTTGTAAGAACGAAAGATGAAAAAGCTGAATTTGAAAAACAAATGACTGAGATATTTATGTCTCATGAAATAAGTTTAGAGAAAGAAATTACTTCTCGTCACGCAGCTGATATGCAATCAGACTCATGGCTCTCGAAGAATATACGTCCGCTACTCACAATATTTAGCTTAGTGTTATATACTTTATTTTCTATAACAGATGGCAATATACCAGGTTTTCAAATAGAAAACCAATACGTTGATTTACTTGGACAAATAGTTATTATGAGTTTAGGATTTTATTTTACTTCACGAGGTATAGAAAAGACTGCCAAGATTTGGAGAAAATAAAACAAAGAAAAAGATTTATTACCTTTGTTAAAATAAAAAGAGATGGCAAAAATAAGTACATATCCTTTAGATACTAATCTGGTTGGAACAGATAAATGGATTGGTTCAGACGCAGACAATAATTTTGCGACTAAAAACTTTACTATAGATTCTGTTTCTGAGTACATGAATAGAGTTGCTACCCAGCAACAAGCTTTAAGATATGTATACAATAACACGCTGCCAAATTTACAAGGCAGTATTATGTTTGACCCTGCGGGTGCAGGATCCGTCCCTTTTAATGGAATTACAACATTTTTACTTAACAAGTTTGAATTAACAAATCTAGGCACAGATATTTCTGGTTATTACAGTCAACCACTTGGTGGTTCTGATGTTTTGATTACTCAGTGTGACGATGTAGCTCAGTGGGGTGTTTTTAGATGGAACAGTGCGTCACAAGATTCGACGTTTACTGATTTTTATAATATAAGTGTGACCTATAAAGCTGGCAATGGAGGCTTGATTGCAGCAAAAGATTATTTCATATCTTTGCTGACATATGCAGGTGGCACAAATGATGCAAACTTTGTATTTACTTTGGATGGAAGCGCAAGTCAATATGTAATTACACATAACTTGGCAAAGTTTCCAGCAGTATCAATAGTAGATTCAAACAATATAGAGGTTGTTGCAGCGATTACATATAATAGTATTAATCAATGTACCCTCACATTTTCAAGCGTGTTTACAGGTAAAGCGTTCTTTAATTAAAAATTAAAAATTATGGCAATAAATTATTTTTCAGGTATAGCTTTAAACAATAACGAATTAGAGACGTTTAAAGTAGACAATGTTAGCTCCGACCCAACCGTAACTGGTGTTGGACAAATGATATACAACACAACAACCAATCAATTAAAATATCATAGAAACGATGGTTGGCAAGTTATAACTCCAGGAATGACAACGTGGGTATTGAGCGCTGATTCAGGCTCAAACCAAACTATAGTGGACGGAGGACTTGTGGATATTGCTGGGGGAACAGCACTCACATCAGTTGTATCTGCTACAAATACAGTTACTGTAAATCTTGATGACACTGCAGTAACACCAGGATCATATACTTATGCTAGTTTAACTGTTGACCAACAAGGTAGATTAACTGCTGCTTCAAGCGGTATTCAACCAATAACAGGATTCACAATAAGTGATGGTTCAAATACACAGGCTATTGGAAACGGAGATACGATTACATTTGCACACAACACAGGATTAGAGATAGGAGTTTCCGCGACTGATACTGTAACTATTAATTTGCAATTACCAGATTTACCAGACATGACTCAATCATGGGACGGATCTTCTGATGAATTTATAGTATTAGACAATAGCGAAACCGGAAACGCAAAACAAAAAAGAAAACAATCGGATGAAATATCCTTAAGTTCTTTTGCTGCGCCATCAGCCGATTTATCTATAGGTAGTAACAAATTAACAAATGTTAGTGATCCAACGGCGGCACAAGATGCGGCAACAAAAGCATATGTAGACACGACAACTGCCGGTGGAGTTGTATTTCAAGGAGGATATAATGCAGCAACAAATACACCTGACTTAGATAGCAGTCCAAGTTCCGCTATCAAAAAAGGTTGGATGTATACTGTAACTGTTGCTGGTAATTTCTTCACAGAAGCAGTTGAGGTTGGTGACGTTTTAATATCAAAAGTAGATTCACCAACAACACTAGCAGACTGGACTACGGTTCAAAATAATATCGATGTTGCAACAGCGACTGTAAAAGGTATAGCTAATTTCCCTACAGCAGGCGGATTAACAGTTGCAGCGGGAGCGGTTTCTGTGGCTACTCAAAGTGGGTTAACAGCTGGCACATACGGTGACGCTGATACAGTAAGTCAGATAACAGTAGATGCAAAAGGAATTGTAACTGGAGCTGCAGATGTAGATATATCAATTACAGCAAGTAAAGTAAGTGATTTTTGTACAGCAGTTGAAGCGTGTATTGACAGCGGATTGACTGCGGTAGCAAACATTGGTAACAATTCAGCTACAAGTTATGTGGTAAACCATGGTTTAGGAACAAGAGATGTAATTGTTCAAATATATGACAATACAACTTATGACACAATATATGCTGATACTGTAAGGACTGACGCTAATAATGTAACTATAACAACAACAAGCGTATTAGCTACTAATGCGGCAAGAGTTCTTATTACTGCCGTTTCTTAATAGTATTGGCTAGATTAATTTATTAATTTAACCAAATGGCTATAAGATTTCTTAGTAACCAAACAATAAACGGCACTCTTGATTTAACCAATAGGGTTAAAGTATCTGGCAATAGCACTGATCAGTATTTTTATGAAGGGGAGAGAACAGGAGTAGGTGTTACTTTAAGACTTTATGATAATTCCAATACTATTTATTTTGATGGATACACTGGTATTGTATTAAGAGCAAATCAAATTGGGGGTTCAGGGGGTTCAATAGTTTTTACTGGAGGAAATGTCGGAGTAGGGACGGTACCCGCAGCAAGTGTAGCTTTTGATGTTAAAGAAGCAGACACTGCAAACGATTTAATAGTTGGATTAACTGCAGGCACGGGCGCAAGAGCACAGATACGTTCAGTAGTCCAATCTGCAAATACAGAATCAGCTATATCTTTTCACACAACTCTATCTAGTTCAACACAAGAGAAACTAAGAATATTAGCAACAGGAGCTTTATCAGTAGGTAATTCAGGAACTAATTATGGCACATCTGGACAAGTATTAACATCTACAGGCAACGCAGTTCCACAATGGACTACACCCACAACAGGAACAATTACTGGTAGCGGCACAGCTAATACAGTTACAAAATTTACAGGCGCTTCAGCTGTAGGCGATGGGCCTATTACATTCTCTTCTAATGATTCGACTTTTTCTGGTTTAATAACAGCTACTAAAACACAAGATGCCCAGTCATTGTTTAGATTTATCAATGCTAGTACTGGAACATCTGCAACAAGTAGGGTAGTTGCTGAAGCGGATGCTGGTTCAGTGCAACTTATTGCGGCTGGTTCAAACTTTTCTGGTGTAAGTGGTGCATGGCAAGATGCTGGTGTTGTTTGCACATCTTCAATGTCAGGTGGTTTAATATTAGCATCAGATAATGGGGTTGCAATTAATGCTAATGGTGGCACAAGAGCTTTGACAATATCTTCATCTAACCAAAGTGCAACTTTTACAGGGCAAATTAGTGGTATTGGCGGCAACGCAGCTACACCATCTTATATATTTGAGGGAAATACAGATACTGGGTTTTTTCATCCCGCAACTGATGCAATAGGTTTTTCAACAGCAGGACAAGAAGTAATGCGTATAGATGCAAATGGAAATGTAGCTATACAACCAGGGGGAGCAACTTTAACAAACACTAGGCTAAATGTCGTATCTGCTGATAATTATGATCCTTCATTATTTGATGGAATGGGAGGTATAAGAATAGCTAGTGCTGGTAGTAGCTCACCAGGAGATGGTAATTACACTGGAGGTATAGGATTTGCTCTTACAAGCGGTACATCAGGAATTGCAGGTGTTCAAAAAGGTTCTGATGCAGATAAACAAGGTTTAGCGTTTTTTACACATCCTTCAAATACAGGTGGTGATGCAGCTGAAGAAAAAATGAGACTTGATGCTGATGGAAATTTAGGAATTGGAACAATTTCGCCTAATGCTAGGTTAGAATCAAATGCTAATGTTACTTTTAGTACAATTGACACATTTGGCCAAATAGTAGCTAAATCAACATCAGGTGCATTAGGTATGATGTTAAATATAGGTGTTGATGATGGTGGTGATTTTTGTTTTTTACAATCTGTAAACAGAGGTGTTGGTGCAACGCCATTGGTGTTACAAAGATATGCTGCAAACGTAGGAATTGGAACTACATCGCCTGGGGCTAAATTAGAAATTTTTGGTACAGGTAATACATTAAGGTTAGACAGTGCAGCAAACCAATCAAAAACAATATTACTTAGAAATGTTGGCAGTGGTACTGCTGAAATAAAAACTGACGGTGATTTAAAATTAAATGCTGAAGATTCTGGTAAAACTATACAATTTTTTACTGAAGACACTGAAAGAATGCGTATAGAGGCAGATGGAGATGTTCTTCTTACTGAGGGTAATTTTACAATGTCTGGAGCAACACCATTTATTGTTCTTTCAAATACAGCAGAAACGGAATCAGGAATTACATTTGTAGATAGTGCAGATCCGGGTCAATCAGCAAAAATTACTTATGATGCAAGTGGCAATGATTTCAAATTCTATAACAACTCTACTAATGTAAGAATGGTTATTCAAAATGATGGTAAGGTAGGAATCGGAACAACCGCAGCTACCGCTAACTTAGAAGTTGGTGGTGCTAATTCAACACTCAGAGTTGGGCCAAGATACCCTAGTGGTGGTGATAGAGATTTTGTTGATTTGATTGCTCATGGAACTGATAGTAAAGTATTATCAAACAATGAAAGATTTCATATAGAAAATAATTCTGGAGATATAATTATAAACCCTTTATCTAATGTCGGAATCGGAACAACTTCGCCTTTAGGTAAATTAATGGTAAGAAAAGACCAAGCAGGTAGTCCAACAAGAATTATTGTAAGTAATAATGGAACAGTACAATCTGGTACAACAGCAAGATTATCTTTTTACGAAGGTACATCAGAAAAAAATTATATTGAAAGAAGGCGTGATGGAAGTGGTAAACTTGCGTTTGTGGCTCCTGCAAATGACAACCCTTTTGTATGGGAAAATACAAGTGGTGAGTTTATGAGGTTTGTAAATAGTAGAGTAGGAATCGCAACAACTAATCCTATTTTTGGATTAGATGTTAATAGCACAGGTGCATTTGGTGGAACTGGTAGTTTTAGAACATTTGTAAGTGGTAGTGCTAGTGGTAGTTTTATTGAGTTTGGAACTAATGCTGATAATGATTCTTTAGGTGCTTTAGGAACTTTTGCTAGTGCATTTATTTTTACAACAAATCAAGGATTAGGGTTTAAATGGCAATATGCTGGTAATGATAGAATGCGATTAACAACTGGTGGTACATTAACAGTTTCAGGTGATGTAGTTGCTTATGGATCACCGTCAGATGTAAGGTTAAAAGAAAATATAAAAACTATAGAGTCAGCTTTAGATAAAGTAAGTAAATTACAAGGTGTAACATTTGATTGGAAAAAATCAGACAACATATTAGATATAAAAGAAGACATAGGGTTTATAGCACAAGATGTACAAAAGGTAGTACCAGAACTTGTAAGAGAAAATGAAGATGGCATGTTGTCAATGAGGCATCAAGGCGTGGTGCCAATATTGCTTGAAGCAATAAAAGAGCTAGAAGCTAGAGTTAAAGAATTAGAAAAAAAACAATAAATTTGTAAATATGGCATTACCAAGTTCAGGACAAATAAGCGCAAGTCAAATAAACGCAGAGGTTCCAGGAAGGTCTTCTACAGCTGAAGCCCCATTGTCAGGAACTAGTTCAACACCTCAAACAGGTTCTTTAGTAAAATTATATGCCACAGCTTCACCACCCGTAAACCAGTCAGCACCCCATGCTTATTCGGAGTTTTATGGAAGATCGTTTGTTACTTTAACCGCATTTTTAAGTGGAGCAGGAACAACTGGTGATGCTTGTACCACTTTAGGCTCATCATTTACATACTATCATGATGGAAGCGGGACATATCCTGCAGTAGGTGATAAAGTATACACAAACTCAAGTGGAACTACTCCAGCAAGTGGTGGTAGTGGAACAAATTACGGGGCTTTTTCATCAGGCCCACCAGGCCCACCTGTTCAATCTTATCGTATAACGGGTAGTACAGGAACAGTTCAAGCTGCAAGTGTTTGTCCTTAATAGATTTTAATTTTGTCAAAAACAAAATCCTTATCTTTGTTTAAATCTTAATTTATGGCTATCAGACTCCTAAGCAATGAAACTATTGATGGTAACTTAACATTTGGTGCAGTTAATCCATTTTCACAAAGCGCAAATGTTTTAGATGGTACAGGTACAGATGGTGCAAGAATTAGGTCAGCAGTTTCAGCAGCAGGTACACCGACATTTTCTAATTCTGATGATACTGATACTGGAATGTTTTTTCCAAGTGCAGACTCAGTTGCTTTCAGTACAGGCGGCACCACAGCATTAACTATAAACTCATCTCAAAACGCAACTTTTGCAGGTGATATTAATATAGCAGCAGCAAAAAAATTAAAGTTTAATGCTAATTCTTTTATGACACCTGAAAACAATACAAGTGGTGCAGAAATCAGCACAGCAGGAACTTTTATTGTAAAAACTGGCTCTACTCCAACTTTAGGATTAACATTAGATGCATCACAAAACGCAACTTTTGTTGGCACTATAAATACAGGTAAAGATAAATTCCTAAGATTTATTGCTGGTGCATCGGGTTCGGATGCTTCAATATTATTTGGTGACTCAGCAGGAACAGGTGGTAGTTTAACCTTTCAAAGAAATTCTGATGCAGCTTCTATATTAACTCTTAATGGAAATAAGGATGCAACTTTTGGGGGCAATATTGTAATGGGTGGTAACCAAATAAAATTTGCTGACAATGGTAAATTAATGATGGGTGATTCAAATGATTTACAAATATACCACAATGGCTCTAATTCTATTATAGACAATAATACAAATGATTTAATTATTAGATGTGATAGTGATGATATAAAAATACTATCAGAAGATGATATTGTATTAAGAGACAATGATGATAGTACAAATTTTATACATTGTATCAATGGCGGTGCTGTAAAATTATACCATAATGGAAGCGAAAAGTTTGACACTACCAGTGGTGGGGCTAGAACAACAGGCACACACATCATTTCAGATGCGGGCTCACCCATGCTTGAAATAGATGACACCACAGCTAATAAAGGGGAGTTATTAATATTTAGAGCTGAGGGTACTGCAGCAGACACAACGTTTTATCAATCAAAAGGTATTACCGGCCCTACAGGCAGTGAAACATACGGAGCTCATGTATTTCAAATATCAGATTCTGTTAACCCACTCACATCTTTTACTTTAAAAGCAGATAGAAATGCTGCTTTTGAAGGCAACGTAGGTATAGGGCCTCAATCAGGCGGAGCTTTAACACAAAAATTACAAGTATCTTCTGTAACAAATGCTGATGGAATAATTATAACAGGAGATGGCACTACCATATCTAGCGGTGATTATAGAAGAATAGGTTTTAGATATGACGATACAGATGAAAGTTTTGAAAGTGAAATAAGATTTGTAGTTACAGATGAAAATGCTCACGGTGGTCAAATGCAGTTTGTTACTGACAACTCATCTGGAACAAAATCAATAGCAATGACTATTGACAAAAATCAGCGTGTAGGTATAGGAACAACGAACCCATTATCTCCATCTAAACTACAGATTGAAGGTGGTGATTTTTGGTTAAATAGAAATAATGCACCTACAAATATTTATTTAAGAATAAATAAAAGGGCTGGTCAAGATGGCGGTATTTTATTATATGGAAATAGTGCTTTAGATTGGCAAATACTAAACGCTAGCGGTACAAGAGATTTAAATTTCTATTCTTATGGCGTTAGTAGCGTTGTTGCAATGATACAAAACTCTACAGGTAGAGTTGGAATAGGAACAACTTCGCCTAGTGCTCAGTTACATCTTTTTAATTCTGCTGCAAGTGGTCAACCAATGCTTCAAGTAATGAGCCATGCAACTGCTGCTGGTAGTTTTACTAATAATTACATGGCTGAGTTTTGCCATGCGTTTTCTGGCGTTAATCATGGTATGTTAGTCAAAAACAATGAAACCGATAATGCTAGAAGAACTTTAGATATAGCAGATGGTAATGGAATATTTGCAACTTTTACAAACGGGAAATTAGGAATCGGAACAACAAACCCAACAAAACAATTACATTTACTTCGTACAACAGGTGATGTGCGAGGTATTATGGTTGAAACAAGTGTTGCCACTAGTTATGCTGAAGTTCAAGTAAAAGCCGCAAGTGAGTTTAGAATAGGTACAGGTGGTAGTAGTACAACTCCAAATGGTCAGTTTTATGTATATGATGCTACAGCCGGCGCACATAGGTTTGATATTGATGCTAATGGAAACGTAGGTATTGGACAGATTAACCCTTCGTATAAATTAGAAGTAAACGGAACAGCGAATATTGTATCACACTTAACAGCTCACTGTTTGGGAGTTGGCACATCAGCCCCATTCGCAAATGGAGTAATAAGAGCAGCTGGAGATATTATCGCATATTATTCTTCTGATAAAAATTTAAAAGATAATATAACTAAAATAGAAAAACCTTTAGAAAAACTAGAAAAAATTAACGGATATGAGTTTGATTGGAATGATAAACAAGAATTGTATGAGGGTCATGATGTTGGTGTTGTTGCACAAGAAATAGAAGAAGTCTATCCACAACTTGTTGAGACTCGTGAAGACGGATATAAAGCTGTCAAGTATGAGAAATTAGTACCTTTACTAATAGAAAGTATTAAGGAGCTAAAAAAAGAAATAGATAATATTAAAACTAGATCATGGCAATCAGATTACTAAGCGCTGAAACTATTGATGGAAATGCAACTTTTACAGGTGATGTTGCTTTTCAGGGAACTACAAATACTTATTCAGGTGTTGTAGGTCAACATCCTAAATTTACACAATACGCTGGATTATGGAACACTAAAGGTCAAGCCAATAACGCTGATCGTTATATGATTTTAAATGCTGCCGAAGCTGATGGTTATAAAACATATATAACTGGAGATGAAGTATTAATAAGACCAGGACAAAACAATACAACAGGACAACTAATAATTAGAACAACAGGTGCTACATTTGCAGGTATTGTAACAACAGATAAAATACTAGTTACTAAAGGACAAAATGTAAGCCACGGAGCAAGTCAATTAAGAATAAGTCAAGAAGATACAGCAACTTCAGAACTAAGATTTTATGGTGCAAACACAAGTACAGCAGGTACTTTGCGTTTTTTAGGTTCATCATCTGATGGTTCTGTTGGTGGTGAAAGAATGCGTATTGATAGTTCAGGCAATTTTAAAATTTTTGCAGGCGATTTAACACTTGAGGGTGGTCGTGTTATAGTAAGAGAAAGTGATGATGGAAATGATGCAGCTAAATTAACAAGAGATGCAGATGAGGGTTATTTGCAATTATTTTCATCAGGTACACAAACCATAGAAATTAGAGGTAATGGTAATAGCTATTTTAATGGTGGAAATGTAGGAATCGGAACCAATTCACCTGTTGTAGAATTAGCAATAAACGACCCAACTGGGAATAGTGCTATTAGATTAGGCGGTGGTGCAGCAAATAATGAAACATATCAGATACAACAAGGTATAGATGGCGTGTCTAATGGTGGTTTTGCTATTAGAAATATTACAAACGGTTCTAATCCATTTGTAATTCAACATAGTACAGAAAATGTAGGAATTGGGACGGATTCTCCCAATCAAAAACTTGAAGTAGCTGGTAGAATTAGAGTTACTACTGACCCAACACTTGAGGTATATGAAGCATCTAATAAAAGAGGTGGTTTTCAATGGGATTCTACTAATGATTATGTAAATATATTTTCTACAGGTGGTGATATGAGATTTGATCTTGGTGGTGAAAGAATGCGTATTACAAGTGCAGGAAACGTAGGAATCGGAACTACTTCGCCTGATGGTAAACTTGAGGTTGCTGGTGGCACAACTTTAGGATTAAGAATAAGTAATGCTGGTGATAGTTCCGCTTATGATCAAGTTAGGTTTACATATGGCGGATTTAATTCTGGATCACCTACAGTAACATTTATGCCGCTAACAACACCCGGCAGTGGTAATGTAGATACCACTTTCCACTTTTCGAATACCAACGGGATTAATTCTAATAACAATCGAGCAAACGTAAATATTGACGGTATACTAAATGTAGGATCCGCACGACAATCTGGTGAAACTACACTCATAATGCGAAATTATGATACATCGTTAGCAAACACTAACCAAATACAAAACTCAATTAGAATGAGTGGTCTATACTGGAGTGGTTCAACAAGTAGTCAATTAGTAGAAACAAGAATAAATTCTGTACATCAAGAAAGCGACGGTAATGGCGGTTCTGCATTAACATTTATGACTCAAACAGGTGGTTCTGCTGTGGTTGAACAAATGAGAATAGATAAGATTGGTAACGTAGGCATAGGGACTAATAATCCTTCCCAAGCATTAGACGTCAATGGATACATTAAAGCTACAAATACTGGGGCTAACTACATGCAGGGGGTTTTTGTTGCGCATAGTAGTACATCAGATACTCCTTCATACAGAGGACAAGGTTATTTTACATATAATGAAGGCCATGATGTTAGTTGGTTTATGGGAACTCCCTACACTAATGGAGATTTTTTCTGTATAAATAGACAACATTCAACAACTGCTTTTGACACAGCTGCTGGGTATATAGGCAACACTAATACTGATAACTTTCTATCGATTACTAATGCTGGCAATGTAGGAATCGGAACGATTTCGCCTGCATCTAAATTAAGCATAAATGCAGGAGTTGCTGCAATAACAGCTGGACCTACCGTTAGAATAAGTAAAGGTGCTTCGCCTGTTGGCTCTATTGAGTATGACACATTAGTTATAGAAGCAAATGATGTTCCTACAATAAGGTTTGGGGAAAGTGATGGTACAGTATCTACTATTATGTCGGGAGATTCTAATTTAAGAATTAATTCAACAAGTCCTATAAAATTTTATACAGCAGGCACAACTACGGGGCCAGGCCACAGTGGTCAAAGTGGTACTTTTGCTATGATTATAAACAATTCTCAAAACGTAGGAATTGCAAATTCAAATCCTACCACTAAATTAACTGTGCAAGGGGTAATAACAGCTGGTGATTCTAGTACTAATGGTTTTATAAGACGACAACACCAAAGTTTTTCAACAATGAAACCAGGCCCTCCGTCAGGCAGTAGCACAGATATGATTTTTGTAGACCACACACACTCCCTAGATATAACTGTAATGGCTTATATTAACACGTCTACTGTAGCGGTAGCTAGAGGTAATAGTGTTATTGCTTATGGAGCAGGTAGTGCAGGATTTACACAAACAAGTTTTTCACCAAACGGTACAATAAGTGCTATAAGTTTAACTTATGTAAACAGTGGAGGTTCAGAAGCTTATATTTTAAGAGTAACTGTAACATATACTGGTAGTACAGCTCCTGTTATATCAATGACAGCAACAGGTCAATCAACAAGTAAACTAAGAGCTGCAACATAAAATTTATTATATTTGTAAAAAAAAGTTATGGCACTAGCATATAAATGGACAGTAAATCAATTAAACGCAAAAATTCACGCAGAAGGACATGATAATGTTGTGTACAATATACACTACAGTTACACTGGTTCTGAAGGAAAATATTCATACACACTGATTGGCACGATGTATTTAGAATACGACCCAAATACTCCTTTCATACCATGGGCAGATGATCAGGATTTTGAAAACGTTGTTATTGGTTGGCTAGAAAAAGGCCTTGATGTGGTTGAGATGCAAAAACAAATACAATCACAGGTAGATTTAGAAAAAAATCCCGTGGATGAAGATTTATATTTTACATTTAATAATCCACCAGCTCCGCCAGTTGAGGAAAATGAAGAGTAAAATATAATTAGTATATTTGAAATTAATAATTAAATTAAATTAAAATGAGTAAAAATAAATTAACAGAAGAAGAACTAAAAAGAATACAAGGTTTAAATCAAGATTTTACAAAAACAAAAATTGAAATAGCAGATAATGTTTTAAGAATCTTATCCCTTGTTGAAAATATATCCGACTTACGTAAAGCTTTTTCATTAGATGAAAAAACATTGGCTCAAAAGTATGGAGAAAACGCTCAAATAGATATAGCTACAGGTGTGGTAACCCAGCCTGAAGAAGAAGATAAAAAATAATATGGCTAAAATTAGTAACACTGTTGCATACCCAAATGTACAACCTACATTAGATGATTACTTTGTTTTGAGTGACCAAACAGATAGTTTGCTTACTAAAACTTCAAAATTATCAGATGTAAAAAACTTATTTGGTATACAAACTGTTACAGCTCATGTTACTGTTCAAGATGTAGAGTTAATAAATTTAGGAACTACTGATGTTACTTTAATTGCAGCTCCAGGAAGCAACAAAGTTTTGGATATTATATCGTTTGATGTATTTATGGATGTAGGTAATACACCATTTAATTTTATTAATGATTCAATAGTAAAACTTGATGGTGTAAACATAACAACAATCTCCTCTTCAACAATTAACTCTGTGACAGATAAGGTTGTAAAACAGCCACTAGTTTTAACAAATATTTTGCTCGGCGTAAACAAGCCACTATTGTTAACTAACGTAGGTAATGCCACACAGGGCAATGGAGTTTTACGAATAAATATTTTATACAGAGAGCTTACTACTAATAATACATTTTAAATAATGGATATTAGGAAAATTTCTATAGGAGCAGACTATAAATCTGGTGCTATGCACTACATAGTAGGTCAAGAAGTTTTAGGAGGCACATATGTTATACACCTTATACAGCAAGACGAAGATCAGCAATCTTACAAAATTTGGATAGAAAAAAGCAAAGAGCTTTTACTGTGGAAAGAGTTTAAAATGACCTTACCCATATCACTTGAATATAATATCAATTTTTAATGCGTTCACCCTTTTGTTTTATTGTACGTCCTGTTTCTGGTAGGAGATACAGTAATATAAAAAAAATTTCAGGTTTAGATTTTATAACAAGCGTTTCATTAGAAGACCATAAATCATCTAATAGATTTGCGGAAGTAATTTCCACACCGATAGATTATACAGGTGAAATAAAACCTAAAGATATTTTATTGGTTCATCACAACGTTTTTAAGTTTTATTACGACATGAAAGGTGTAGAAAAAAGCGGAAGAAGTTTTTTTCGTGATGACTTATTTTTCATAGACTTTGATCAATTCTTCCTATATCACAACCATAAAGAGTGGAGATGTCACTCCAAATATTGTTTCGTGAAGCCTGTACAGGCAAAAAAATCTTATCTTAGTAAAACAGGAAAGGAAGAACCATTGATTGGCACTATTAAATATATTAATAAAGAACTTGAAGATATGGGTGTCAAGGTTGGGGATGAAATATCTTTTACACCTGAAAGTGAATATGAATTTTATGTAGAAGGTGAAAAGTTATATAGGATGTTTACAAATAATATAACAATGGTTTTAAATGACTAGCAAAGAAATAAAAGAAAAAATTATAAAGGCTGGGGAGCAAGCTGTAATACAGCTTATAAAGGTTGCAAAAGAAGATATTATAAAGTATGATAAAGATGATGAGTTAGCAGCAGACAGATTAAAAAATGCAGCTGCAACAAAAAAACTTGCAATATTTGATGCTTTTGAAATATTGAAAAGAATAGAAGATGAAAAGGATTTGTTAGAAGGGAACGAATTAAAAACAAAAAATATACCAAAAGGGTTTGCAGAATCAAGATCAAAATAAACTATTTACTACACTTCATGACGTGGTGCCTAAAAATGTTTTGTCAAGTAAAAACAAAGCAAAAACATGGCAATATGGATATAATGAAAAATATGATATTGTTGTTATTACAAAGTCAGGACAAATAAACGACATTATAAATATAAATGGATTGAGAATTGCTTTACCTAAACAACCTAAAGATGTGTACAAAAGGTGTGACAAATCTGTAAATCAGTATTGGGAACCAAAAGTTTTACCGAAAGAATTAAAACGTATACAATCTATATTTCAATGGCATGAAACACCAGCAGCTTTTAAAAACAAATGGGTGGATTACATAGAGCAAGAGTTTGATAGAAGAGAAGATGGTTTTTGGTTTATGAATAATGGATTGCCTACTTACATTACAGGAACTCATTATATGTATTTACAGTGGACAAAAATAGATGTAGGACATCCTGATTTTAGAGAAGCAAACAGAATATTTTATATTTACTGGGAAGCATGCAAAGCAGACAAAAGGTCTTTTGGTATGTGTTACTTAAAAATAAGACGTTCAGGCTTTTCTTTTATGAGTTCTTGCGAAGGAGTTAATACTGCAACCATAACAAAAGATGCAAGGGTTGGCATACTTTCAAAAACAGGTGCTGATGCAAAAAAAATGTTTACTGATAAAATAGTACCTATAAGCAATAACTATCCATTCTTTTTTAAACCAATACAAGATGGTATGGATAAGCCAAAAACAGAATTAGCATATAGAGTTCCAGCATCAAAGATTACAAAAAAAAATATGTATGTGGTGGCAGAGAGTGAGCTTGAAGGCTTGGACACAACTATAGACTGGAAGAACACATCTGACAATAGTTATGATGGTGAAAAACTACAGCTACTTATACATGATGAGAGTGGAAAATGGGAGCGACCAGAAAATATTTTAAACAACTGGCGTGTTACAAAAACCTGTTTACGTTTGGGTAGTAAAGTTATAGGTAAATGTTTGATGGGTTCCACCTCTAACGCATTAGATAAAGGTGGTAAAAACTTTAAAGATTTATATGAATCATCTTGGTGTATAAATAGAAATTCAAATGGACAAACTAAAAGTGGTTTGTATAATTTATTTATACCTATGGAATGGAACATGGAAGGATTTATAGATAAGTATGGTATGCCAGTGTTCAAAACCCCTAGTAAATCTGTAGAAGGTATTGATGGAGAAGATATTTATCAAGGAGCTATTGATTATTGGGAAAACGAAGTAGAGTCACTAGCATCTGATCCTGATGCTTTAAACGAATTTTATAGACAGTTTCCAAGAAGTGAGTCACACGCATTTAGAGATGAAAGTAAACAATCTATATTTAATTTGACAAAAATATATCAACAAATAGATTACAATGATTCAATAAATATTGCACACCATGTAACCCAAGGAGGCTTTCATTGGAAAGATGGTATAAAAGATTCTAAGGTTATATGGAGCCCAAATAAAAGAGGAAGATTTTTTGTATCTTACATTCCTAAACCGACTCTACAAAATAATGTAATTTTGAAGAACGGTAAAAAATATCCAGGTAACGAGCATATAGGTTCATTTGGTTGTGACTCTTATGACATATCTGGGGTTGTAGTAGGTAGAGGATCAAATGGTGCGCTTCATGGATTAACTAAGTTTAATATGGATGAAGCACCTAGTAATGAATTTTTTTTAGAATACATTGCTAGACCTCAAACTGCAGAAATATTTTTTGAAGAAGTGTTGATGGCTTGTGTGTTTTACGGCATGCCAATTTTGTGCGAGAACAACAAACCAAGATTGTTGTACCATTTTAAAAACAGAGGGTACAGAGGTTTTTGTTTGAATAGGCCAGATAAGACATATAACAAACTATCAAAAACAGAAAAGGAGTTGGGTGGTATACCTAACACCTCAGAAGATGTAAAACAATCTCACGCTTCGGCGATTGAGTCTTATATAGAAAAGCACGTAGGCTTTGACTTTGAGGGCACACACCGAAGTAAAGATGAAATAGGTAGAATGTATTTTCAGAAAACACTTGAAGATTGGGCAAAGTTTGATATATCCAACCGAACTAAGTTTGACGCTTCAATAAGCTCTGGATTAGCAATTATGGCAAATCAAAAACACTTGTATACTCCAATTCAAAAACAATCAAAAATAAGCATTAACTTTGCAAGATATAACAATACTAGCTCAGTGAGTCAATTAGTTAATAGATGAAAGAAGTAGAAATAAACATTCAAGCTGCTGCCTTCCCTGATCAGTTTGCTTCCGACGCTGTAAAAGATACTGTAGAATATGGATTACAAATAGGGCAAGCTATACAATATGAATGGTTCAGAAGAGATAATGGCTCTTGTAGATTCTACAATCAATCAGCTGAGTTCATGCGCCTACGTCTGTACGCACGTGGGGAACAATCCATAGCAAAATATAAAAATGAATTAGCCATCGATGGAGATTTATCTTATTTAAATTTAGATTGGAACCCAGTGCCTATTATACCTAAGTTTGTTGACATAGTAGTTAACGGCATGTCTGACAGGTTATTTAAAGTAAATGCCTACGCTCAAGACGCTATGTCAGCAGAAAAAAGAAGTGAATTTCAAAAAGCTGTAGAGGGTGATATGATAGCAAAACCTTTATTCAATCAAATTGAATCTGATTTTGGTTTAAATGTTTTTACTACGCCTGAAGAGGATTTACCAGAAACAGATGAAGAAATGGAATTGTATATGCAAATGAAATACAAACCAGCTATAGAAATTGCGGAAGAAGAAGCTATAAATACTTTGTTTGATGAAAATCACTATAACGACATCAGAAGTAGAGTGGATTATGATATAACCACATTAGGTATCGGAATAACAAAACATCAGTTTTTGGCTGGACAAGGGGTAGTGATAGATTATGTAGACCCTGCGAATGTAGTGTACAGTTACACAGAAGACCCGTATTTCAAAGATTGTTTTTATTGGGGTGAAATTAAAACAGTCCCTATGACTGAGCTCATTAAAATTGACCCCACACTTACAAATGAAGATTTAGACCAAATATCCAAATACAGTCAATCATGGTATAATTATTACAACAATCAGCAGTTTTTTGAGAACAGTATGTTTTATAGAGACACAGCTACAATATTATATTTTAATTATAAAACCACACATTCTTTTGTTTATAAAAGAAAAAAATTAGCTGATGGTTCATACAAGACAGTAGAAAAAGACGATCAATTTAATCCACCTGCCGAAATGATGGAAGAAGGAAACTTTGAAAGGGTTGAGAAAAAAATTGATGTATGGTATGATGGTATTATGGTTATGGGAACAAATATAATGTTGAAGTGGGAACTTTCAGAAAATATGGTTAGACCAAAGTCGGCAAATCAGTTTGCTATGCCTAACTACATAGCATGTGCACCCAGAATGTATAAAGGTGTTTTTGAAAGTTTAGTAAAAAGAATGATTCCTTTTGCGGACTTAATACAAATGACACATTTAAAAATTCAACAAGTTGTAGCACGAGTTGTACCAGATGGTGTATTTATAGATGCTGATGGATTGAACGAGGTAGATTTAGGTACTGGTAATGCTTACAATCCTGAAGACGCACTAAGATTATATTTTCAAACAGGTAGTGTTGTAGGAAGAAGCTATACACAAGATGGCGAGTTTAATAATGCAAGAGTGCCTATTCAACAGCTTACGGCTAATAGTGGAGCAGGAAAAATGCAAATGTTGATTCAAAACTATAATCATTATTTAGATATGATAAGAGCAGTTACAGGATTAAATGAAGCTCGTGATGGTTCTACACCAGATCCAAACTCTTTAGTTGGTGTACAAAAGTTAGCAGCACTAAATAGTAACACAGCCACTAGACATATATTAGAAGGCAGCTTGTACATTACTCGTACATTAGCAGAATGCCTATCAATTAGAACTGCTGATATATTAGAGTTTGCAGATTTTAAAGATGAATTTGCTATGCAGATAGGTAAATATAATTTAAAAATATTAGAAGATATAAAAGAATTGTATATATACGATTTCGGAATATTTATTGAGCTTTCACCGGATGAAGAAGAAAAAGCTTTACTAGAACAAAATATACAAATGGCTTTATCTAAACAAGATATAAGTTTAGAGGATGCAATAGATATAAGAGAAATGCACAATTTGAAAATGGCTAATCAGTTGTTAAAACTTAAACGTAAACAAAAACAGGAAAGAGAGCAGCAAGCCAAAATGCAAGAACAACAAATGGCTGCTCAAATGCAAATGCAAGCAGAACAAGCAAAAGCACAGGGAGAAGCTCAAAAAATACAAATGGAGTCTCAAGCCAAGATACAATATAGACAGGCAGATGTAGCTTTTGAAATAGAAAAGCTGAAAGCAGAAGCTGAATTAAAAAGAAATTTAATGGCAACTGAATTTCAGTTTCAAATGCAAATTAAAGGTGTAGAGCAAGCTGGGATAAGTCAAAGAGATAAAAATAAAGAAAAAGCAAAAGACGATAGAATAAGTCAACAATCTACACAACAATCAAAATTGATAGAACAAAGAAAGAATAATCTACCATCGATAAACTTTGAATCGAATGAAGACAGTTTGGATGGTTTTGATTTGGCTGAATTTGAACCTAGGTAATGTTTGATAATTTCAACTGGCATAAATACAAAACTGTAAAATACCCACCTGATAATTCTTTAAAGACACTTGGAGAAATAAAATCTCTTTTGTCAAAACCTATGGACAAAAGTTTTGCTAACAAGTTTGATGATATATTTAAAGTTTTTAAAAACTTATTTTCAAATAGAACAAGAAAGTTTCCTGATAAATTAGTGCAAGAAATAATTGTGGAAAGTAGAAAGCCGATTATGAAAATAAAAAATTATCACAATAGAAAAAGACCAAATGTGGTTGCAAAACAATTTTCTATTAATTTACCATTTGTAAAAATGGCATCAGCACAAACTCCTGCTTTTCCTTCAGGACATTCAGCACAAGCTTTTTTATTAAAAGAAGTCTTAAGTGATATGTTTCCAGAAATGACACCGGAGTTTGAAAAGGCAGCTAAAAATATATCTAAAAGCAGAATAATGGCAAATGTTCATTACGAATCAGATAAAAGCACTGGTGAAAAGCTGGGGATGGATTTGTATAACCACTACAAAACCATCTAAAATAAATATAAATAATTGTATAACTTTGTAAAAAATTAAATCTAATGGAAATAAAAGTAAAAGACATAGGCTTGTCTGAAGAAAAGTCTAAAGCAGAAATTGAACAAGAACTTCTTGAAAAGCATGAAGAGAAGTTTGAAGACTCTCAAGCAGAACCTGAAAAGGTTGAGGCAACAGAAGTGAAAGAAGAAAAGAAAGAGGAACCTGTAGCCGAAGAAGTGAATGAAGAAAAAGCTCCCTCGTCAGAGTTAAGTGACGAAGACGTTCTTACATATATTAAAAATAGGTATGACAAGGAGATAACTTCAGTAGATGATTTGTTAGCTGAAAAAGAATCAGCTCCCGAATTACCTGAAGACGTTTCAATGTATTTGAAATACAAACAAGAAACGGGCCGTGGTATTGAAGATTTCTATAAAACACAAAGAGATTTTGACACCATGGATGATGATTCTTTGATAGCTGAATATATAGCATATAACGAAGAAGGGTTAGATGCAATAGATATTCAAGATATTATGGACGATAAATTTGGTTTTGATGAAGAACTAGATGAGCCCAAAGATATTAAAAGAAAAAAACTATCAAAGAAACGTGAGCTTGCAAAAGCAAGAAAATTTTTGAACGAACAAAAGGATAAGTATAAAGTTCCGCTTGAGTCAAGTGGGGATGGATTATCTGCAGATCAACAAGAAAATTTAGATGCTTACAAGAAATATATCGACGAATCTAATACTATTAAGGAAGCAGCAGAAAAGCGCTATGATTATTTTCTAACGAAAACTAAAGAAGTTTTTAATAGTGATTTCAAAGGTTTTGATTTTACTTTAGGAGAAAATAAATATACCTATAAGCCTGGCACTTTTGAAGAGCTATCTAATACTCAGTCCGACATAAATAATTTTGTCAAAAAATACACTGATGAAAATGGCTTAATGAAAGATGCAGCTGGTTATCATAAAGCTTTATCTGTAGCGATGAACCCTGAAAAGTTTGCGCAATACTTTTTTGACCAAGGTGTTTCCTCAGCCGTAGATAATGTTACAAAAAAATCAAAAAACATTAATATGGAAATGAGACAATCACCGCAAGTTACAATAAAAGATGGGCGTAAAATCAGAAGCATTGGCAACCAAAGTAGCGGAAGAGGACTCAAAATTAGAAGTATTAAAAAAAGTTAAACATTTAAAATAATTAAAATTATGGCAGTAAATGCAGTCCCAGGATTTGACTTACAACCATCTGCACAGCAGGTGCCACTAAGTACAAATTATATTACCAATTTTGATTTCTTGAATCAGTATCTACCAGATACATATGAAAAAGAATTTGAAAGATATGGTAACAGAACAGTAGCATCATTCTTAAGAATGGTAGGCGCTGAAATGCCTTCAAACTCTGACCTTATCAAATGGGCAGAGCAAGGTAGATTACACGTAAAATACCAAGATTGTACATCAGGTTCAGCAGCAGGTGCTGGTACAAGAAGTGCACAATGGACTATTCCAAACAATACATCAAACTTTAACCCAGCTCTAGCAGGTGGTGCAAAAGCAGTATTAAGAGTAGGACAAACAGTAATGATTTCTGATAAAACAGCAGGATCGAACCTACACAACAAAGGTATTGTTACAGTAGCTCCAACAGCGGGTAACCCTAATGTGGTAACTATTGCTTATTATGAAGCAACAGGACAAGCTATGGGTGCAGGTGTAGCGTGTGATATTTGGATTTATGGTTCTGAGTTCAATAAAGGAACAAACGGAATGATAGGTTCAAACGAATCAGATGATTTAATTTTCGATAACAAACCAATTATTATCAAAGATAAGTACCAAGTATCAGGTTCTGATATGGCACAGATTGGTTGGATTGAAATTTCAGGCGAAGACGGAGTAAATGGATACTTATGGTATCTTAAGTCTGAGCACGACACAAGATTAAGATTTGAAGATTACTTAGAAACAGCTATGCTCGAAGCAGTACCAGCAGGTGCAGGTTCAGGTGCAGGTGACTTCTTACAAGGAACAGGAGCTGGTTTATCAGCAGCAAACCTTAATGGTTCTGACGGTGTATTCTTTGTTGTTGAAGACAGAGGTAATGTATTTGGAGGTGGAAACCCACAAAACTTAGCTCAATTCGACAGCATTATCCAAAGACTAGATAAGCAAGGTTCTATTGAAGAAAATGTAATTTTCGTAGACAGACAGTTTTCATTTGACATTGACGATATGTTAGCAACTCAAAACTCTTACGGAGCTGGCGGTTCTTCATACGGTTTATTCGACAATGATAAAGACATGGCTTTAAATCTTGGCTTTACAGGATTTAGAAGAGGTTATGATTTTTACAAGTCTGACTGGAAATATCTAAACGATCCTACAATGAGAGGTGACTTAGGTGGTGGAGTTATCAATGGGTTATTAGTACCTGCTGGTTCTACTACAGTTTATGACCAAATTCTTGGTAAAAACGCTAAGAGACCATTCTTACACGTGAGATATAGAGCTTCAGAAACTGAGGACAGAAGATACAAAACTTGGATTACTGGTTCAGCTGGCGGTGCAAGAACTTCTGACCTTGATGCAATGGAGGTCAATTTCTTATCTGAAAGAGCTGTTTGTACTTTAGGTGCTAACAACTTCTTCTTATTTAAGGATTAATATTTACATAAGTTTTACCCCTACTTCGGTAGGGGTAGAATTTATTTTTAACGCAAATTAAATTTAATAAAATGAAAAAAAACAAAGTACACAAAGCCAAAGCCTATAGATTAAAAGGCGGTAAATCCCCACTAGCATACATGTTGAGTTCACGTCATTCTTCACGTTCTCCATTATTATATTTTGATGAAGAACAAGGAATTAATAGACCACTTAGATATGCAAGAAACCAAAAAAGCCCATTTGAAGATGAGCAAGATGGTAATGCTATTTTAGAACCTGTAGTTTTTGAAGACGGTATGTTATTCGTACCTAGAGAAAATCAAGTATTACAGCAGTTTTTACATTATCATCCATCGAATGGTATGGTATTCGAAGAAATAGATGAAAGCAAAGATGCACAAGAAGAACTAGAAATGGTAGAGCTTGAGGTCGATGCTTTAGTTATAGCAAAGTCCATGGAGGTAGATCAACTGGTATCGGTTTGCAGAGTCTTAATGGGTGCACAGGTGGAAAAATTAACAATACCTCAACTTAGAAGAGATATATTAATTTATGCTAAACAAAACCCTATTGATTTTATTGACACAATAAATGACCCTATGTTACAATTACAGGATGAAGTCAAACAATTTTTTATGAATGGGTATTTAGTATACAAAAACAACAATAAAGATGTATACTTTAACTTACCTAACAATAAAAAGAAGTTATTGACTGTTCCTTTTGGAGACGAAGGAGACTATGCGGTTGCAAGCTATATGCAAAGTGACGCAGGTTTGGAGATATATAAACACTTGCAGAAACGTCTAAAAAAAGATAAATAGAAAGCGTATCTTTGCTGTATTGTTTAACCCATTAAATTTTTTAACTATGGTAAAATATCTAAAAATCAGTTTAAGTGATGCTCATTATTTAATTCCTATTCACAATATTGTAACTGTTGAGGTTGGCGCTAATACACAAGTTGATATTCTTTTCAACTTGGTAGGCCATACAGCATCAGGTGCAGCAGAGGCGTTAGGTGTTAGATTAACAGCTTCTACAGCTTCTGACGCAGCAAAAACTAAAGAGCAAGTTAATAGTATCGTAGATGCTATTGAAGAAGCTTTAGGAACAAGCTGGACGAAGCCTTTCTATGTGCTTGAGCCTAAATACCCTATAACGGCTATCGCTCAATTACAAGAAGCTTGGGCATAATTACACTTAACAGAGAGTTAGAAGGGGCTTAAACAATTAGGCTCCTTTTTTTTTACTTATATTTGTATAAACAAATTTTAGTTATGGGTGTAATGATAAACAGTGTCCGAAACACAGTATTAGCAATAGCTAATAAAAACAATTACGGATATGTTTCTCCACAAGATTTTAACTTGTATGCACAGCAAGCCCAAATGGACTTGTTTGAAAATTATTTTTATCAATACAATAATTGGATTACAAAAGAAAATCAACGTGTTTCAGGAACAGGATATGCAGATATAGTTAAAAGTTTAGTTGAGGTTATTGATAGTTTTTCAGTAACCAAATCTTTAAAACAACAAGCAAGTAACTTTTATAATCTACCTGATGATTATTACTTTATAAATAAAGTAAATTATTATCCTAACTATATTTCTGGTGCAGTCACAACTGGATCAGCAACAAATAAACTTATAGACGCAAACGCAACTTTTGTAACAACTGGCACTGTGAAAGCAGGTCAATATGTAGTAAATACTTCTACAGGTAGTTATGGAGGTACAAGCGCATACGTTGTTAGTGTAGATAGTAATACCCAGTTAACTTTATCAGCTAATCCATTTGGTGCAGCAGCAACAGTAGGAAATTCTTATGCAATATTCACAACAGCTGGTATAGTTGAGGTAGAAAGAGTTAATCAAAATAAAATATTTTATTTGAATAATTCTCCACTTACTGCACCTTCATTAGGGTATCCAGCTTACGTATTAGGTGGAGCTACGACAAAAATTACAGGAGATGGCGATACAGGACAGCTAGGTAATACGATTACTGTTTATCCTGAAACAATTACACAAAACGGTTCAGTTAGTGCGGAGTACATACGATATCCATCACCGCCTAAATGGACATATTTAAATGTTGGAGGAACCACAGGTAGTCCAGAGTTTGATAGCAGTCAATCCGATTATCAAGACTTTGAATTACCTTTGTCGGACGAACCAAATATAGTCGCTAAAATATGTCAATACATAGGTATTGAGATTAGAGAAGCAGATGTTTATCAGTTTGGTAAACAAGAAGAAATGTTAGATAATCAAACACAAGGATAATATATGGCATACATAAATGATTTTGCATATTATAATAATTCAGGAGGAACACCTGTAGACAAAAACTGGGGTACGTACCAGTTTGTATCATTAGATGAAATTGTAAATAATTTTATGTTAATGTATCAGGGCAACAATTCTCTTGTAAATAACATAGAAAGATACCAAATACTTTTTCACGCAAAACGTGGTATACAGGAGTTGAATTATGATGCTATGAAAGAAATAAAAGTTTTGCAACTTGACTTAAATGAAGAATTAAGATTTATTCTTCCGCATGATTATGTAAATTGGGTTAGAATATCTTATTACAAGGATGGCCTACTATTACCATTAACAGAAAATATACAAACTGGTTGGGCTACTGCCTATTTACAGGATAATGATTCAAAAATACTTTTTGATCAAGATGGTAATGTACTTAAACCGCAGGATTCTGAACTAGACATATCTTTTCATAGCGGAGCAAAATCTATTTATTTAAATCAAAATAGCCCTTTTCATGGATGCGAGGGTGTTTGTATAGATGGTTGTTGGTATTTTGATAGAGCAGTTGGGTCTAGGTTTGGACTAAACACAGAAACAGCTAATATGAATCCAACGTTTTCTATTGACAAACAAAGCGGTGTAATTAATTTTAGTTCCATAGCTAATAACGCATCTATAGTTTTGGAATATGTTTCAGATGGAATGGAGAATGGAACAGACTCGAACATCAGTATAAACAAACTTTTTGAAGAATACATTTATGCGTATATTAAATATGCTATTTTGAATGGTAGATTAGGAGTACAAGAATATATAGTCAATAGAGCAAGAAAAGATAAATCATCTTTGCTTCGTAATGCAAAAATTAGATTAAGTAATATACACCCTGGTCGACTCTTAATGAATTTAAGAGGCCAGGCTAAATGGATAAAGTAGTATGCCTATAAGAACAACAAACTTTGTAGCGGGTAGAATGAATAAAAGCGTGGATGAAAGGATTCTTCCACCGGGAGAATACGTCGATGCTATAAATGTTAGACTTGGTTCTACAGAGACAACAGAAATAGGTGCAGTAGAAAACTCAAAAGGCAACACACAACTAACAACATTAAAGCACAATAACACACCTTTAACAGACGGTGTTTGTATAGGGGCGTTTCAAGACGGAGAAAAAGAAACTATTTATTGGTTTATAGCTTCTCCTACTGCTGATATGATTGTTTCTTTTAATACAAATTCTGAGCTACTAAGATACCATGTAGTTTCGTCTAGTGTTTTAAATTTTAATGCACAATATCTAATTACAGGTATAAATAAAATTGGTGATTTATTATTTTTCACTGACGACTTAAATCCGCCAAGAAAAATAAACGTAACCAAAGATTACACTAATGTTACAGCTGAAGAATTAAAAGTTATAGTAAAGCCCCCTGCAGAGGCTCCTGGCATAACTATGTTAAGTCAAGCGACAGAGGCAAACTTTTTAGAATCAAGGATGGTAACATTTGCGTATAGATATAAATACGAAGATGACGAATATAGCGCTTTATCACAATTTACAGATATTGCATTTGTACCTGGCGTATTTTCTTTGGATGCTTCTACTAATTTAAATGCAGGTATGAAAAACATATTTAATGCAGTAGAGGTTAGTTTCAACACAGGCTCTAGTTTAGTAAAAGGCATAGACTTATGTTTTAAGTTTGCTGACTCAAATCTAATCAACGTGATAGAAAAGTTTGACAAGGATGATTTTGGTTGGCCTGATAATTCTATACAGACACAAACATTCACGAACAGCAAAGTATATACTACATTACCTGATTCAGAGCTATTGAGATTATATGATAATGTACCATTAGTTGCTAAAGGGCAAACTATAATGGGTAACAGATTGATATATGGAAATTATGAAGACGGTAATGATTTGATAGATTCAAATGGTTCAACTTGTCAAATAAATTTTGAAAGTGAATTAACCACACAAAACATAGATTTAACTGAAATATCTACAAGTTTTGCAAATGGTGTAAACTATACTATTGACACAACTGAAACCATAGCTCAATCAGCAATAGTTATGGATTTATCGACTGTAAAAACAAAATTAAAAGCTGGTGCTTTTCTATCATTAGATTTACAATTCAGTCATAATAAATACACTGGAAACAATGGGACTGTGACAGGTCAGCAAGGTTCTACAGAAATAACAAATGTATTCACACTGCCTCAAGACTTCAATACTGTTTTTGAAATGGCATCAAGCGATGCTTTTCAAGCAGCAATAGGAACGCAAATACAGCATTTTCAAACTGTAGCAAACTGTGCAAGTGGAACATCTTATACAGATACATTTAATTGTAGTATAACAAATCCTGCTGACTCTGATAATAATGTCACATGGCAAAAAAACGCAAGCGGTATTACAGGATTAGATCAAGGGTTTTTAATAACCACTAGTCCAGGTAGTGATAATATTACTATACAAATACCTGCAATGAAATTTGTAGACATAGAAGCTGGTGGAGGCACAGCTGCAGCGTTATTCGAGTATTTTAATTTTACAAGAGCAGACGTACAATTTTTAAGAAATAACAGTATAAAAAGCTTGCATAGTAATAGAAATTACGAAGTAGGTATAGTCTATATGGACGAATACGCCAGAAGCACTACAGCTTTGGTGTCTCCAGATAATACCGTGTTTGTTCCAGCTAGTAATTCTATAATACAAAATAAAATAAAAGTTACTATACCTACAACACAAAAACCCCCAAGCTGGGCTACTAAATACAAGTTCGTAGTCAAACGTGCAGAGGGGCCGTATGACACAATATATAGTAATTTTTATTATTCAAACACTACAGATAACTCTGTTTTTTTTAAGTTAGAGGGTCAAAATCAAACAAAGGTAAAAGTTGGAGACATACTCAGGGTAAAAGCAGATAGCCAAGGCGCAAGATCGGTATTAGCTGAATGTGAAGTTTTAGAAGTAGAAGCAAAGCCACAAAACTTTTTAACACCTTCTGCAAGTATAGAGACCGGAGGACAACCTCCATTTATATCAGAGCTAGCTGGTTTATATATGCAGATAAAACCTACAAGTTTTACTGTTGATACTTCTGATAGTAGTTCTTTTTTTGACTCACAAACAGAAATAGCTAGAACAGTAAAAAGAAACAATCAACCAGCTATACTTATACCATGTTTCGAAACCTCACCAACCGGTGTAAAAACAAATTTAGAAATACCTGCTTCTAGTTTGGTAACATTTGATTTAAGATTTACTAGAGTGGGCACAGGTTCAGGTGGATGTGGTTCTAAAATATATGATTACAATAGAACATTTCAAGCAAGTACAGATTATAGTAACTTGTTTGATTTTGTTAATGGAGAAAATATAGATTTTAAAGGTGGTGTAGATACTAGTCAGGACGATTCAGGAGCAAATACAAATGTTTATATAAATACATTGAACCCGTCAAATAGCGCTGTACCGACAAAAGTCATTAACGAAAATAGATATCAATTTACCACAAGTGACTCCGCAGCGCCATCCAATAGTAATCAATTATTTCTTGGCATAAGCTCAGGTACACCGGGTTGTGGTAGTCTAAGGGGAAAATATTCTGTTGTAGAAGGAAGAATTATTGTACAAATAGCTGATTCTTTGATGGTATTTGAAACCACACCTATTGATGTCGATAATGATATATACTATGAGGATGATACAAATTATAATATTACAAATAATTTTCACATGTCCGGAACAGAAACAGGAGACCAAAACCAAACTGCTTCAGTACCAGCTTTAGTTAACTTAGGGTTTTTTGATTGTTTCGCTTTTGGAAATGGGGTAGAAAGTTTTAAAGTAGAAGATTCATTAGTAGGCCAATCATTCAATTTAGGTCAGCGTGTAACCTCAGTATCACAGCAAGATTATAAAAAAGCAGACAGGTTTGCTAGTTTAACATATAGCGGTATATATGTAGAAGAAACAAACATAAATAGATTAAATGAATTTAATTTAGGCTTAGCAAACTTTAAAGACTTAGAGGTTTCGTATGGGCCGATACAGATACTGCATCCTAGACAAACAGATATACTTGTTTTACAAGAAGATAAAATTAGTTATGTATTAGCTAATAAAGATTTACTAACAACTACTAGTGGAGACAGTGCAGTTACAGCAAGTAATTTAGTTTTAGGAAATCAAGTGGCTAGAGTAGAAGAGTACGGTATTAGTTCCAACGCAGAAAGCTTCACGGCTTATGGAGCGTATAAATTTTTTACAGATGCAAAAAGGTCAGCTGTAATTATGCTAAATGGAGCATCTCAACAAGAACAATTAAACGTTATATCTGATATTGGTATGAGGTCGTTTTTTAGAGATATGTTCATTAATAATTTTAATAAATTTAAATTAGGTGGATATGATCCATATATGGATGAGTATGTGTTAGCATCTAGTGATTCGAGCATGCCTGTTGTTATACCTAACACTAATTGTGGTGTTAATATAGCTAAACAAAATATTACTACTGTCACTACTGTTACAGTAGACTTTACTTCGGCTCAAGGAGTTGTAACATTTAATTACAATGTTAGCACAGGCACAGTAAATTTAACTGTAAACTGGAATGGTTCAAATGTAATTAGCCAATCTATCACTGGTAATGGTACATTAAATTTTGATAAAAATTTAGCTAATCCTAATACAGCCACAGTTACTATAACTCCATCAGGTACAGCATCATTTGATATAACACCATCTTGCCCTGCAACAAACTTAATTACTGTAGTACAGATGGCTCTCACTAGCCCAGCCGATAATGGTAAATTTGTACACAATCAGTATTTGTGGGAAAAAAATTCTTTAAATAGCCCTACTGCTAGCGAGCTTATAACGTTTAACAGTTCGGGCACTTCACCAGTTAGTAGTTTTATATCTACTGATGGCCAGTCTTCTATAGGTTTATTTCCTGTTAGTGGTTCTACTTTGACAGAACAATCAAATAAAAAAGACTTTGATGATTTTGTTTTTGATATTGGAGTGAATAAATTTAAATATTTAGTTTCAAACACAGAATACAACGCAACACAATGGGCTACTATAGACGCTGCAGCAGCAGTTGCAACACCTATATCAAACCCTTCAAGTGGTTTATTTCAAGCATCATTCACTTATAGTAACCCTTCGAATCATAGGTATTTATATTTAATATGGGATTACAGAGAACCTACAACAGCTAGTTTAAGATTTGGAGCGACTGCTAGTATCGCATGTTGTTCAGGTAGTGTTTCTACTTTTCATTTAGACACAGCTAGTTTCGCAACAGCTCATGCTGTTTACACAGATTCAACTTTACAAGTAAAAGCTGCAGATCAGTTTTATCAAACAGGAAATTTCGTTAGACAGCAATCAGGAGGTATTTTACTTCCAGGACAAACTTGTGCTGCTTGCGGGAATGCTGTTGGTTTATGTTATAGCACAACAAGCGCTGATGATGTTTGTTGCACAGGATGTACGTACACTAGCTATAGTTCATCACTTGTTAGCACTACTAGAGCTGGAGCTTGTGGTCTTTCACAAACAGCTACCTATTTCCATAATGGTACAGGAGCAACACCTGTTGTAAATAACTTTGTATATGCAAACAGTGACGCTACTACAAAACTTGGAGCAGGATATTACTCATTAAGCGCAACATCAGTTATATTTGTTAATTCAAATGGTATGGTAGAAAATTTATTAACTTGTTAAGATTATGCCACAGGATAGTACATATTATATAGACACCAATTTATTTTCAACAGCTACTGCTGTTTGGATAGATTCATCACTTACGAATAAAGCTCCAGACGGATGGTATCAAGACCCTAGCGAAACAACTTCAACATATAGACAACAAACAGGTGGCACTTTAGGCGCTGCCGCTAATTGTCAATGCTCAGTACCTTGTGGAAGCGATGTATCAGCTAGTGGAAATGTAGGTGAGTATACAATCGATATTGACACAGGAACAGATGTAGGAGCTATAGTTGTATATTTTCAACCATTCAATATACCAGATGGTATTATAGCAACGTATGATTCAGCTACATTTAACACACTTACAACAAATGCTCATGGAGTTGAAACTGCAACTGCTGGAAAATTAAATTTTGTTGGAAAAACAGGTGAAACGAATTGTGAAGCAACTGATTTAGAGGGTAGTTCAACTATTGTTTCACAGTTTGTGTATAGTGGTAGTGCGTTTGTAGATACAGGTTCTGATACTCATATAGTTATTCCGTCATCAGGTACAGTTAATTTAAATTCTACAGGGGATATATATTATACTCTTGTTGTTCCCAAACCTAATGCTTCACCTGCTAATGTGCAGTTGAAAATAGCAGGCGTATGTACAGGAACCGCATTTAGATTTAAAGCTTTTTGCCCAACAGCGTTATCATCATTTTCGAGTAGCACTGTGGAATCTACATCAGGAGCTGCTTGTAGCGCAACACAAAATCAAACCTTTTTCTTTGCTAAAAACTCATCTACTACAGGTAATGTCGCACCAGTAGTTGACACTAACACTATACCTCAAGTAGGTAATTTTGTTTTTTCGAACAATACAGGGGCAACACCTTTATCAGATGGTTTTGTAAAGATTACAGCTGGGTCTGTGGCTCAAATAGCAACAGGAGTTGTCACAGCTATAACTAGTTGTGGAGCTTCATTGACATCTTATTCGTCATCATCAGCTGGAGTATTTAATAATGTTTGTGCTGTAGATGGTAGTGTATTCCCAATAAATCAAACCTTCCATCATGATGGGTCAGGAAGTAATCCAGCGGCAGGTGATCATTGTTACTCAGATGCAGGAGGAACTTCACCTTTACCAGCAGGTTATTATCAATTACAACCATCTAGTACAGGTGCAGGCAACAGAACTTATTTACAAATAACCGGGTTATTAGGTCAGGTAGCTGCCTCGTTCCCACAAACTTGTTAATTATGGCTATAACAGTTTCATTTAATCCAGAAGGAAAAACACCAGGGTGGCCGTCTTTCTATACCTTTTTTCCAGAAAAGATGATAGGTATGAATGGGTATTTTTATTCTTTTAAAAACGGTAATCTATATAGGCATAACACCAATTCGTTGCGTAACAACTATTATGGTGTTCAAGGCATATCCAGTATAACTAGCGTGTTTAATCCTTTACCTACAAAAGATATAAAGCTTTTTAAAACCATGTCGTTTGAGAGTAATGCTAGTTGGGCTGTAACAAATCTTGAAACAGATTTAAACAGTGGCTCCATGTTAGAGACTTATTTTGAACAAAAAGAAGGCGAGTGGTTTTCATATATTAGAAACAATGCTGGTGCAGTAGATTGGAAATTACGTTCAGCTAGTGGATTAGGTATAGCTGCTACAGCTACAGGGCCTGCTAACGCAACAGTTGTTACATTTAGTGAGCCTATAGGTAATGTAATAAGTATAAACGATATAATATACATAGCCACTGTTACAGGAATCAATACAGATACACCTGTATTATCAGGGCCAGTTACAGCCATTACAAGTAATTCTATTACTGTTGATGCCTCGGGGGCTGGAGCAACAGCGCCAACAGCAGGTAAAATGATTTTATATTATAAAAACAGTGTTGCTGAATCAAGTGGAGCTAGAGGATACTACATGGAATTTACTATGACTAATGATGATACAACGCCAGTAGAGCTGTTTTCCGTAGGAAGCAGCATTATGAAAAGTTATCCTTAGAATTTACTATCTTTGCTAAATAGCAAAAATATATAATTATGGCATTATCAGCAATTTTAGGAGCAGCAGCAGCTGCAACAAGTTTGACAGGCTCTGGCTTGTCTTTCTCTCAAGCTGCAAAACAAAAAAAAGCACAAGAAAAAGCAGAAAGGGAATCACAAGCGTTAATGCAGCAAGCACGAGACAGAATGCAAACAAGATTTTTTGAACAGTTGAGGCTTCCTACAGAAGCATACGATAGACAGTTTAGAGAAAACACAGCGCAGCAAAAACAAGCTTTACAAGCTTTAAGTGAATCAGACCCAAGAAGTTTAGCAGCAGGCGTGGGTAAAGTAGCGGCAGCTGGCGTAGCCGGGAATCAAGCATTACAAGAGCAAATGAGTAAAGAATTATTTGAACTGCAAAAACTAAAAGCAGCGGAACAACAAGCTATAAATCAAGAACTTGTCGGTATGGATGTTGGCGAGGCTGCTAGTCAAAACTTAATGGCTAGAGACGCATCTTATGGGGTTACTCAAGGAATACAAGGTGGAATAGCCGGTATAGGTGGAGCTGTTCAAGCCGCAGATAGTTTAGTGCCTTTATTTAGCATGAGCGGTGATGACAGAAGGGCTACAAGAATATTTAATAATTTAACAGATGCACAAAAAAATAACTTCCAACTTGCTGATGGTACGAGAATGAGTGATACTAGAATCATAGAAGAATTAAAAAGGCTAACGCCAGATCAACAAAAAGCTTTAAGAAAGAATCCAGGTAGCTTTGACTTTAATGTATTCAAGGTGACTGGAGACGGAACATTAGGTAATGCGGCATCGAAAATATTTCAAACAGCTAACACTTTAGATTTAGCTGAAGGTATTGGTAAAACCATTCCTATAGATCCACAGTTTTTAAGTTTGTCACCTAATGTTCAGCCTAGTTTTAATTTTCAATTTAAATAATATATGGCAGTTGATCCAAGTAAATATCAAATATATGCCGAGAAAGATTTAAACAGAGCTCAAATAGATTGGGGCACAGTAGGTAAAACGTTATCTGATGGTTTAATAAGTATAGCAAAAGACAGAGAGGCAAGAAAACAACAGATTGCGGATGACACTGTTGATGCTATGAATAAATTAAGTGAAGTTCCTGATGTTAATAATCAGACTTTATCTAAAATGATTATTGATGGTAGCGACCAATCTAAACAAGAGCTTCAAGCAAGAATGGATTTAGTTAGGCGTGGTATTATAAAGCCAAAAGATTACAAGCTTTTTATGAACGCTCAACAAAATGGATACAAAAGCCTTAGCACTGTAGTTCAAAATTACGATAAGTATTACACTGCAAAAATGGAGGCTATTGAAGCAGATACACAATCTAAACTAGATGCAGCCGTAGCAAAAAGTGTTGAACAGTTTGGTAATATAAATAACAAAGTATTATGGACAAATCCTGTAAATGGTCAATTACAACTTGTCACAATGGAACAAGACGAAGATGGTAATTACACCAAAATGCCAGATCCAAACAAGAATCCCGAAAAGTTTCAAAATCCAAACACCATAAACACAATAATGCGTTTCAATGAAAAAAAGAAAGTATTACAGGATGAAGCAAAAAAGGTAACAGATACTATTGCATCATATATAAGATCATCTGTTAATAACGGTGTTGTGAAAAAGACAAAAGATTTTAGGGATCAATTAATTGGAGGTAAGACGTATGATGAATGGATGAAAAGCCAAATAGGTTTTTTGACCGCAACAGATAATGATGTAGCTCAGATATTGTCTAATTCAGGCGAGTATACATTTACATTTTCTAAAGAAGAGGCAGATAAAGACCCTAGTAAAATATTTGTTGACAATTCTTCTGGTAAACCTGTTTTAAGTATTTCTGACAAAGCAAAAGAAAGAGCTGAACAGTTAGCTAGAGAAGCTATTGACTCTCAAATAGACAGCGAGATAACTAAAACTCCTGGATTTGACCCGCAAAGAAGTTCAGCCGCAGATGATAGGGATAAGAAAGATAGAGGAAAAAGAATCATGGCCACCCTTAATAATTTAAGAGGTGCACAAACACCTGAACAAATGAGGCTTGCTGTTCAAGAGCTACAAGGTATTACAGGTTTAAGATTTAAAGATATAGAAGAGATAAGAGAAGAGGTAACAATAAATGGTCAAAACAAAACAATAACTACTGGTGTAAACTTAAATCTTGACGGAACAGTTATACCTATGAGGTTTGGAGAAATTGATCCAGACACAGGAGAGTTTAAACCGACCACCGGAGCGGAATTTGCACAAGCTAATTATGAATATTTAGCTGACGATAAAGCTAGCACAGCTGATATTGCTTTAAAAGAATTTGGTGGCTCAGATAAATTCTTTAAAGATGTATCATTCGATCTTGAAAAAGGAACTAGAAATTTGAGTTATGGAACTAAAGGTAGTGTAGAATTTAATAAACCCTATAACTCAGGAGGTAAATCAACTAGTTTAAAAGATCAAATAATTAAAGCTTATACGGATGCAGACGATGCTTCTTTTGATATCAACCCTCTTGCGCCAGGAGTTGACATGACTGTATTAAAAAATAGTACCGAATCGGCGATTAGATCGGCATTTGAAGGACAAGGATTTAGTGTACCTAAAGGCTTTAAAGTTACTGATGATGGTAGAGATTTAGTAATTGAGGGTGTAGATAAATTAGGTGTTCCAGTAAAAATAAAAGCAAAAGATATAGGAAGCGTATCTACCGGCGTATCAGCACTAGAAGCTGCTGTTCAACAATTTATATCTAAATTTAATTAATGAATAAATATAAAACACCATCAGGAGATGTTCTTACAGAAGAAGAATTAAGGTCAAGATACGGCGACCAATTTGATTCTTTGGTCGCAGACGGTGTATTGACTTTGGTAGAAGGAGAAGAGGCTGAAAAAAAAAATCCAGTCGTTACCTCAGGTTCAGATTCGGAGCAGGAAAATACGGTTTCCACTACAAATCTAAACAATACTCCTGGGTTTTCGGATTCTTCCGATCCCATAGAAATAAATGAAGATGTAAACTTTGATATAAGTCTTCCAAAAAATCAACAAACTCTAGTTGAAAATAAAAGTAATTTAGATATATTAAACTCCATTGGATTTTTTGACGATAACAAACCTGAGATGGTTGTTTTGGATGAAAAAAATCAAACCAAAGAAAAATCATATCAAATTAAAGACCCAATTACAGGAGAATTTAATTTAAAAAAAGAGTCGGAAATACCTGAGCCTGTATTGAAAGCTATAAAACTGCATGAAAAAGCTAATCCAAAAGTTGTAGATACTGAAGAGGTTATAATTACCGAAGAAGATTACACTAATCCTGATAAAGTTGACTCAAAAATTTTATCTCAAAATAATATAGATGAAGAAGATTATTTAAAGTGGGAGAAAAAAAATATTAGACCTGAAGGTTCTGTTTATAAATTTTTAAAAACTCTTTTACCTAGTGATGAAGGTAATCAATATGAAATGGAAAAAAGGCAGTATGAAAAATTACAGTCTTATAATGCTTCAAAACTAAATAATATTACTAGTGCACTTTCCGCAAATGAAGCAGCACAAAAATTAACAACTAATCCAAATGATATTAGAAGATTAAGATTAGAGGCGGTAAATTTAAAAAAAGAATTTATGGAAACTTACTCCACAATGGAGTCAGCGATAAATTTATTTCCGGTTTATAAAGAAGAAGAAATAGATTCTGATTTGAGAAAAAGAAAAGAACTTTATCAAGCAGTTAAATCAGGAGGATTAAGGGAGTTTACGGGGGGAGGTTTAGAATTATTGAAAACAGGAGCTACAGCTTTGACTTCTTTTGCTGGTAATTTTATAGGCGGGATACCTGGAGCTGTCGATCAAAGACTAACAAAATTTGGATACAATAAAAAAGGTCTACTTGCCGGTTTAAGTGATATGTTTGTAGACTCTAGTGAAGCTATTGAAACAGAAATAGGTGAAACACAAAGACCAGCTTTTTTAGAAGGCAAACCTGTAACTTATAATTCACAAGAATTTATAGTTGATGCAAACGGGACAGTGTACGATGCAAAATCCAATATTCGAATGGATGGAATATTACCTGACAGTGAGATAAAAACAATAATAAACAGATCAAAAGATGTCCCCAATAGCACTATTAATTGGACAGGAGGTTCAGTATTGACAGGCGGTGTAAATACTTTGATGAATTTATTTGCTCTTATACGAACTGGAGGTAAGGTTAATAAATCAACTGGCCTTGAAAAGATTTTTAAACCTGGTACTGCAGGAAAAGTTGGAATGGGAGTAGCATCTTTTACAAGCGGGGTAGTGAGTAATGTTGAAGACATACGAAGTCAGTTGGTAGCAACTGGTATGGGTGAGAATGAAGCAATGGAAATAGCTGTTGATGCTGGCCAAGCTATAGCAACTTTAGATGGTATATTTTCTGGTATAGCTGGTAGTAACGAACAGTTATTAATTGGTTTCCAAGGTATTAAAGATCAAGTAAAAAATTTAGCAATTAAAGAAGGAAAAAAGTTTACAAAAAAACAACTAGTGGACAAAGGAATTGCTTTAGGTAAAGAAAACTTTAAAGAATTATTTGTTGAAGAATTGCCTGTTTATTTTACAGAAAAAGCAATTAATAATTTAGTTAATCAAAAGGTTGGGAATACAGTATTAGACCAGAAAATTACAGCAGCTGGTGTTTTAGAAACTGCAGTAATGACTATAGGGGCTACATCTACACTAGGTTCTAAAAATTTATTAACAGGTAACAAAAGAAAAGACTTAGTAAGAACACTAGCTTCTGATGTTCAAGATTTGCAAAAAACATTAAATGTTTTAGTAACAGAAGGTTCTTTAAACAAAGAACAAGCTGCGAATGCTTATACAGAGATTTATAACATGAAAGCAGCTGAACTAAAAACTAAAGGGACTGTTAAAATGTCTAAAAATGTTGAAGAAGCCTCGGACTTGTTAACGCAAAGGCAAAATCTTATAGAACAAAGAGAAGGTTTAGAAGGGCCATTAAAAGAAGAGTTAGATAAAAGAATTGAGGATGTAGATGCTCAAATAAAAAAATTACAACAAAGAGATATTACAGAAGCACAGTCTATTATAGATAAACAAAAAGATAGTAAAGATAAAGTCGAAGTTACAAGAGAGGAAGCTGTTCAGGCTTTCAAGGCTGAAAATGAATTTAGGGTAAAAGCTGGATTACCTGTTCTTATAGAATCAGAACAAAATATTACAAAAAAACAAAATGAATTAATTAAAGATAAACAAGATGCCATTCAAAAGTCAAGCACAGAGAAAGTGGATGTACAAGAACAATCCACAGATGGCCAAACGGTGGGAGAAAGAGACACCGAAGGGGCCGTTACCCAACAGGGTAAAAAAGAAACCGAAGATGTCCTTGTTGAAAGCAAGGAGGCGGAAGTAACACCAGTTAGGGAAAAAATTGATCAACCTTTTCAGGTACCCAATTCAAGAATTGATGTAACATTAAATCAAGATGGTACGGCAAAAGTGTACAAAAGGGGTACAAATCAAACTGTTAAATATGTTCCACAAAAAGCTAGTAAATATATTTTAACAGATGTAATTGATGTAAACGAAGGTAATCTAGCTACTATACCTGAAGGCACACCGGAAGGAGATGTTTTTATAGAAATTGCTGACACATCAAATAATGTTTATGAAGTTGTGCAAGCTATAAAACAAGTAGAGGATAGTATGGTAGATGCGGAAATGGAAACTGCTGAAGGGGGTATATTTAATATATTACAATTAAAGTTCACTCCTGAAAGCTGGAAGCGTATAACTGGTGTATCGCCAAAAGAATCTGGCGTTTCTAATTTTTGGATAAGTAAAAAGGATGGAGTAAGTATAGAGGACGGATGGGTTGATGTGGCTCCTGAATTAAGTATAGATATGGTTATTGATTTTATCGAATCTAATCCTACTTTAGCGGATGTAAAAAATTTACAAAAAGGAGGCCTTAGTCAAGATTTAGTGGCTTTAAAACAAAGATTTAAGGAGTTAACAGGTTTAAGTGCAACAAAGTTTAATCTAAATACAGTTTTATCTATCGACCCAAATAGAGAGCCGTTGAGAGTAACAGAAACAAGAAATGTAGAGCAATTAACTAGAGAGTCTCTTGACCCTAATGTAGATGACTTTGGGAAAAAGAAAGGGCCATCAGCAGAAAAAATTACAGGTAAAAAAATAAAGAAAGTCAAAGTAGATGAACAGTCTGCATTGAAAGACCAGATAAGATTAGAAGCTAAAGCAGCAAGAGATGCAAAAAAAGATCAAACCAAAAGACGAAGAGGTTTAGTAAAATCTATAAAAGGTTTGTTGAAAGAAGGTAATATTACAAACAAAAAAGCTTTATCATTGATAAAAAAAGTTTCTAATGTAAACTTAAATAACGCAAAAAAAGTGCAAGACGTTATTGATTTTATAGAGAAATCTTTAAACGATTCTTCTTATTCTGCAAAACTTTCAAAAGCTAATGCTTTGATTAAGTCTATCAAAAAAAATTTAAAAGGTAAAGAAGCTGCAATGTCTGATTCAGCAAAACAGTTTGTGTTAATAGACCCTAATACAGTAGAGAATATAGACACATATCTAAATTTTGCAGAAAACATTAAAAATGGTTTAATGAAAACCAAAAGGACAGGTAAGGGGGTAAAAATATCAAAACCTTTTGATGTCAAAAAAGTTGACGCATATAGTAAAAAACAAATTGACTTACAAAACAAAAGAAATTATGAGTTGGCTAAAGAATCGTTTGAGTTACTTACGGGATTAGAAGCTGGAGAGTTAACGTTAGACGAAATGAAAGAAGCTTTGTATGATATAGAAGGTGAAGCTAATGATCCTGGCAAAAAATCAGAGCTGTTAGCAAAAAACAAAGAAGCGGTTATAGATAAGGCTATTAAAAATGCATTTCAAAATACTAAAATAAATATTAAGGGTAGTATAGAAGCTGGAGATGTAGAGTTAAATAAAGAAAAAAAAGAATTAATTCGTGATTTTTTAAACATGGACTTAAAATTACTCAGCACGGCTCAAAAGATGGCTGCCTTAGACTCCATAATTAATTTTGAAATAAATGAATCGACAGGCGGCATGGAGTCTATACTTAGGCAATATGTTGGGAATAAAAACATGATTAAGATGAATAATGAAAACATCAAATCATCTTTAAAAAGCACATGGCTAGGAAGGATGTGGAATAAACATTTATCGACATTGCCAAATGTTTTTGAATTAATGTTTGCTTCACAGGAAAAAGCAAGAAAGATAACTAAAGCACTTGGTCTTGATGGGGTAATAGATGGTTATGCTAAAGCAGAGAAAGAAGCAAATGATGTAGAGCAAGATTATGCTAATGTTTTTGCAAAAAAGAAAATGAAAAACGGTATTTACTTCGATGAGATGAATGACCTAGAAAGAGGGGTGTTGGCAGAGGTTAGAAGATTTACACCAGGTACGGAAGTAGAACAGCAAAACGAGTTTGATGTAAGTAAAAAATTAATAGATCAAACAATAAAAAGACTAGAAGCTTCTAAAGATTCTAACGATAAAGCAAAAGCTGAAAAGCTAAGGGCAGTATATGATAATATATTAAAAGATTCAAACAATATAAGTGAAGTAGAATCTAAAGTTGACCCTGTAAATTTAGAAGGAGTAGAATATGTTACTCAAATTTGGGCAAACAAATATCAAGATTTAGCTGACACTTCTTTAAATGTCTATAATAGAAATTTAGGAAAAGACATTAACTATACTCCTAGAAGCGTACAAACATTAACTCAAGAGGACAAAACACCTGACATCACTGAACCTGTATTTAATCCAGAAAATCTTTCTAAAAGCCCTTATGATAAGGAGACTGGAGTTTTGAAGGTAGCCACAAAGCCACCTACTTTACCAGAGGGCAAAGTTTTAAATTTAGGCTTTGATAGACAAAATTTAAGCAATTATAAAGCAGCTTTAACAGATATATATACCGCTCCTTCTATACAGCAAATTAAAGGTGCGCAACAATCAGAATATTTTAAAGAAGTATTTCCTAATGAAAACGCAAGAGATATAGTAAATCTGAGAATAAAAAATTATGTAGACTCAAAAAGGGGAAAAAGGTTTTTTAACGCAAAAGATAAAATAGCTCTTGACGCTATGAACAAATTAGCCACTATGGGTGTAGTAAAAGCTTTAGGTGGTGTAACTCAACCGTTTAAACAAATTGTACCTATATTCAACACTAGTATTAACGCTGGCCCCATCAATACAATTAAAGGTGTGGAACTATATCTTTTTAATCCTGATGCTAGAAAAGCAATAGATAATTCTGGGTTAGCCATAGCTAATAGAGGTATAAAAGCTCAATCTGATTTGGAGTCTGTTGATAGCAGAATAGATAATACTACTCGAACTAAAGGTGGTAAATTATTAAAAGCGTATGATAACTTAAATAAAACAATTTTGCAAAAAACTTTAGTTGATCCTGATGTAGGCACTGCTAAAGCATCATTTTTAGCATACTATATTCAAGCGATGGACAAAAAGGGTGTGAGTTTAAATGAAATAGACTGGACGCAACCCTTAGAGAAAGACGAATCTCGTTTTGCTCAACAACAGGTTGATAGACAACAGAACACTTCTGACCAAGATTTGCAAGGAGATTTGTTTACCAGTCAGGCATTAACAAAACAAACTATAAGAAAAGTATTATTTCCTTTTGCAAATTTTTTATTGAATCAAAAAACTAGAATGTATTCTGATATTAACACATTGTTTAGAAACCCCACTGCTTTACCTGGGGACAAGACCGCCGCACTTAAATCTTTAGCTGGTTTAGGTGTAGAAAATGCTACATTCAATGCTATAGGTTTAGGTATATCTGCCATGCTAGCTAACACAGTATCATCTTTGATTGGTATGGATGAAGAGGAAGAGGGAACCTTTTCTGAAAAAATAGAAAAAATAAGAGAAGCAGAAAGGAAAAGACTACAAAATCAAATAATTGGTAGAGGCGGCAATCTTATAGCTGATATAGTTTCACCGCTTCCTTTTTTAAACGATGAGGTTTTATCAGTAACAAATTCCTTAGTCGGTTTATTTCAAGATGGAGGTAAAGATGATTTTAAGTTTTTTGTAAATACCAACAGAGGGTTGAGTGAACAGTTAGGGGTATTAGGAATAGGTGGAGAAAAATTACAAAGACTAACAGAGATGATTAGAATAGCTCAGACGGGTGAGGTAACAACTGAGTATGGCGGTAAAAAAAGTACCAAAAAACTGACAAAAGATGCTCAAAATAAAATTCAAAATGTAGCAGTGGTTTATGCTTTATTTATAGCAGGTGGAATACCATTCTCTGAAGTGGGGTATATGTCTGAAAAAGCACTTAGAGACTTGAAAAAAAGAAAACAACCAGGGCCTAAAAAATTTAAAGAGGAGAAAAAAACTTCATTGTCTTTAAAAGGAAAAGGAAAATTAGAAAGCGGTGCTTTAAATAAAAAAAATAATAAATTACAAAAAGGTAGATTGTGATGAAGTTTTTTGATGAACATACCTGTATGCTCCATAGTTACTATGTTTTAACCAACAAAGTTCCTTACGAAACATTACTAGAAAAAGGTAGTAGTGTGGCTTTGATATTTAATCCTACTAAACCTGTAATAGCTATGGATGATGATGTTTATGATGTGCTGATTGAATATTTTGAACAAGAAGAAGATTATGAAAAATGTCAAGAGCTACTTGATTGCAAAAAAATTAACATGCACTTTAAAAAAAGTGAGTTAGTCTAGCTACCTGTCCTAATTCTTTATGATGTATAAAACCTTCACAAGCTCTTGGAGCTCCAGTATAACCTTTTCTCGCATGCCAACTATCGGATGATGATGGCGATCTCATGTATTCAACTGTAACCCCTATATAATCTTTAGCATCTCTCCATTTGTATTTTATTTTATGGTGCAGATGATGTAAATACCAGTACCTGGTCTTTGTAGATGCCCACAGTTCAGGTCTTTCTTGAGCCATAAGTAGGGGTAGATTATCAAGCCTAGCACCATCACCATGTTCCAACCCTATTAAAGACGTGCCGTATTTATAATACTTTCTGTGAGCAACCGATATATCGAATGAAACATCATGAGCATTTCTAAACCATGATTGAAGGGTGTGCGCCAAATGAAAACCTGATTGATAGTCATGATTACTCATGCTATGCACTACGTCGACTTTAGCAACTTTTCTTAATATTTCAACACATTTTACATAAAGCTGTAAAGCCTTTTCATAATGTTCCCACCATTTTCCGTCAGTATCTTGACGTGTGCCCTTTGTGGTTGTGTTATAAACATTGTCTACATGTAGTACATCATTACCAATGCAAAATAGTATTTGTTCTATTTTAAAGCCTTTAGCTTTATGTATTAATCCATTTACACCTTCCAAGACCCTATCTATAGCAATTTTTGTATTGTACTTATCTCCAGCTTCTTTTTCATTTGCATACTTTCCAATATGTATATCAGCTGGATTTATAACCAATAAATGGGGGTCTTTGTTATTGTCATTGCGTTTTACGGGTTTGTATTCTGGGGCATGATGTGCTAAAAATTTAGAAACTTTATTGAATATTTCTTTTTCTTTTATACCTAAATTTTCTCTTGTTACAACAGAAAACCTATACTCGCCACTGGCACTTTGCCAGTGCTTAACACTGACTACATCTTCAGGGTCAATGCCCCGCTCTTTTAAATGTGTTGTGAGCGCTGTATTATCATTTACATTTTCAACGTGGGTGGCACGGTGTTGATATATTAATTCTTCTTCTGCTTTGGATAAACGTAAACGTTTTCCATAGCTTTTGCGTTTAGATTTCATCGGATAAAGATTGAACGAGTTCACTCATCAGCTTCGCTATATTCTGAGCTTTTAATTTTGCTTGATGGTGGTCTCGCTCCATGAGGTCTTCATATAAATCATCAACGAGGTCGTGTGATGTATGCGTCACATAATTAATGTGAGATATTGCATTAACGTCGTCTAATGATATTTTACTCATTTTTATTCCATGGAGTGTAATAAGTGGTTTTAGATTTAGTTATAATTTAATTTTGTCTATACACCATTCGTATAAAGATAGTAAAATTTTTAAAAAGTTTTAATTTTAGTTTTTGCCAAGGGGTTTTTCGTAGAATTGTTTTATCTATTTCTACTTTGTCTAACTTACTTTTAACCTGGGTAAATCCTTTTTCTTTAAAATAGTTTTGGTTTAAATACTCTAGATAGTTCATCTTTGTAATTAGTAATTTGATTTGATTTTATGTAACAGTTGATAAGCATTAAATCTAAATATTCATCCATGGAAATTAAAGTAATGTCAGTGAAAGTTAAATGCCTATGTTTTACTTTTAAAATTTCAACCGCAAATGTTACGACCTCATCTTTAACATTAACTAAACCTCCGTATACATAAGTTGTTAACTCGTTTGGATTCAAGTCTCTTACATTATCTTCAAGAAATAAAGCAATGGCCAAAGCCGTATCATGGTCAAAAGATTTGAGCTCATCCATAAACTCATCTTCAACATCATAACCTTTATCCCTTATATATCTCTGTTTTAAACCCATAATTTTTCAACTCCTCCAATCTAAATTCTTGCAGAGGAGTGAGCTTTCCATTTGTTTTTTTTATTTCTGAAAACAGTACATCTGCATTTTTTGGGATTGCTATTAAGTCAGGTATGCCATTCTTATTTGTTTTTATAAGCTTCAAAACATAATATCCTTCATTCTCTAACTGATCTATTCTTTTTTTCTGTATCTGTTGCTCAGTCATATTACAAACTTAATAAATCCTTTTTGAAATGATTTAGAGTATAATCTTTCTTTTTAATAACAGTCTTATATATGTCATGCTCAATTCCTTTTTCCGAAAATATCCAATATAGTTTATTATATTTTCTATCTTTAGTAGTCATCCTATCTCTTGATTGCCAATAGCTTGTAGCACTAAAATCTATATTGTAATAAACAAGTGCAGAAGCTAGTTTTAAACTTATACCCTCTCTTCCAGAAACTATTTGTAAAGCAATAGATTTAGTAGTTGTGTTAAATTCTTGTATTTCTGTACATATTTCATCCTTATAAATACTTTTTATAGCATTTAATTCCTCTTTAAATTTATAAAAAATAGCTATTTTTTTATTTCGAAAAGTAAAATAAATAAACTCAGCCTTTTTATAATCTAATACCATAGAACCCCCCTCCTCAAATTTTACAGTACCAGAATAAAGTTGATGAAGTTTTGACATAAGTTTGACAGATGTATCAGCTAGTATAGTATTGTCGTTGCCTTGAACAACTAAATTCTTTTTTAATTTTTCTATTATCATATATGTTATCTTATTCATCTTAACAGTTAAAACTTCCTCGTCGGTTGTAACTTTAAATCCCGCTTCTTTTTGTGTCCATGAAATAGTATATGGCTTCATCAAGTCTAGTATGGATTGTAGACCATGGCTGTAATCTTTTATCGGCATAGAACTAATGTATTTTAATTTTATGTTTGCGTGTACTTTAGCAAACGCATAAAAATTTCTAAACGAATGAAATGGATTATTGGGTATACCATAAACTTGGTGATACATTTGCACATAAGACTCTGGTGTAGGAGTACCAGATAAAAGTATCACAAAAGGATTGTTAAGCTTGATTAATTCTTTAACCTGTTTAGCTCTGCGACTAGGTTTAGGGTATGCACCCATACTATGAGCCTCATCACAAATAATCATATCATAATTGTTTTTCTCGATCTTGTGTAAAGACTCGTAATTAATAATAGTGATGGAAAAAGAGGGGTTTAATTTATTATAATCGTCTTGTATACTATATATAGCCTTTTTTTTTGTAATGAACAAGAGGTTTTGAACAGGCAGAAGGCCACTCATACTCAAACTCGTTAACGTCTTGCCTGTCCTAACCTCCATGGCAAGATACAAAAACTTGTATTTTTTAAGTATAGGTATGGCTGTGTTAACTATCTCCTGCTGATAATCTCTTAAGTTCATTAAAAATCTATTTCTTGTATTTTTTCGTAGTGATGTTTATTTCTAAATATAATCCATCTAGCAGTATCTCTACCCTCCTCTGGCTCGCAGTCATGTTTATATAAATTATAAGCATGTAGCCATTTGTAAAATCTAATTCTTGATACAGTCATTTTTGCTTTAGGTGCAAAGTCTGGGTTATCATCAATAAAATCCATATACAAATCATGCTTGTATATTTTTTTATTTACTTTAAGTTTTTCGTTTTCATTTAAACCATCTACAAGACCGCACCACTCAATAAATTCATGGCATGTTTCTGCCGCTAGTTGTCTAATCTTAAGGTTTACAAATTCACTTTTTATTAAACCTTTATCAAGATAAAGCTGTAAACACTCTATCATAAAGTTGTCAAATTGACACCATTCCTCATCATTCCATTCCCCGAACATAAGTTTACCAAACTCTCTTAGTGGTGTTCTGTCTCTCGTATAATATCTTGATAATTCTAATTCCCATTTTCGCCTTTCAAAAGATGATCCTTTGCCTTTGATAGCATAGTTAGTGGTAATACTAACCTTTGGGGATTTACTAAATGGTATTTTAATTGCATCTTTATTTTTTTTCTCAAGTGTCAAACCCTCTGTTACAACAGAAAACAACCTTTCAAAATCGAAATACTTTTTTACATCATCAAAGCAAAGTATCTGTGTATCAGCAGATACAAGTTGATATGCAAATGATTTTTCAAAATTAAAACTTTTACCATCTATTACGACAAGTTTTTTCATTTGAGCCATTCCATTCATAAATAACCCTTTACCTGTACCTCCCTCTGGGTTATCAGAAATTACTTCATCATTTAAAATTACTGCGGGCGAATAAGATAAATTTTTCCAACCATGCAAAAGATATCCAATAGTTGATTGCATAGATAATATTCTGCTTTCATTTTTACCGCAAATATTTTCTATAAACTTTCTAAAATCACACTGTGTGTTTTCACATTTTATAAAAGCTCTATCAATTACATGGTCGCTCCAGACATATCCGCCTAAATCGAGATAATCTATTGAAACAAGTTCATCTTTAGTCACTTTAACTGCACAATTTTTGTAGTATAAGTATGCTGTATTTTTGTTGTCCTCAATAAAGTAAACATCTATTGATGAAAGAAGTGTTAAAAATTCCTCTCTAAAGTATCTAGTATTTTCTGCAAAGTAATTGTATACACTTACATCATTAATGTCTAACAGATAGTTAAGTATAAAATCTTTAATTTCTTTTTCACTCGTATGGTCAATTAGGTTGTTTGTAACACGAACGAAGACATAGTTCTTGCTACCCTGCGGGTTAAATTTATAAAAGCCGTGTTCCTCTAAAAAACTTTTAAAAAAAAAATGTACGATTTTGACTACACCCTTATCGCTTTTTGTCCAGAACTTGTGATGCGATTGCTCCTCCTCAATTCTGTTTATAACATTATCAATAATAACAGGGTCAACATCATCCTCTAACTCCTCTTTGACTTGTTTTTTTGTGCCCCCTTGCTTCAACCTAAATCTAATTTGGTTTACTTTATCCTCATCCTCATAATACTTGGTACCAAAGTTTTGTTTTTGTGCATAAGCTGATTGAATTGTTCGCTTGATTTCTAATTGTTTAAAATCTTTTGTAGCATAATTATTCAATACAAATTCCGCTAAAGTTTGATTAATACCAAAGTCATTAAAGGCTGAAGCTAGGATAAACACATTTTGATTTCTCTGTCCCTCTATCATAGGGTACTTTTTTTTCCACCATTTAGTTAAAATATCTACAATCTTATTCTCATCAGTAATAGGTATTGTAGGTAAATCAACATTTTTATTTATTTCATTAAATTCCTCCTCCTCTATACGATCCCACACACTTGAAGTTTTGTTTATGTATATGAGAGGGTCATACGACTCATAACATACCCGACTTAAGTTCTTAGATGTCTTGTCGAAGTAATCTGAATTAAAAAATGATTGCAAACTTAAAAAGTATGACTTGTGGTTTTCTGGTTCCGATGGTATTTTTACCAGAGCTTTCAAACCTTTACCACTTGGAGATATAAAGACAGAGAAAATGTATTTATTTTTTGATAATCTTTCTTTTTCTTGAAGCAAATCTCTGTTACTCTTGTAGCCGTCAAAGTCTAAACATATTAGTCCAGAGTGTTCCTCAAGAGAATTGTCGCTTCTTTTTGTAAACTTACCGCTAAAACACACCGCAGGTAAACCTTGTTTGTAGGTGTTTCGCTGAGTTTTATCTTTTTCTGCTCTTATTTTTTTTACTAAATCTTTACTAGATCCTTCTCTGATTCTGTTCAATATAACATGAACATCCCTATAAAAAGGCTGACTTGTAGTCTTAATATCTTTGAATATAGTAATTATCACTTAGTTAAATGCTTGGCACCTACAAAAGAATCGAACTTTTGTTACTCGTCAGTAAATCTCGCCTCCGTACTTAAACGTGTGGCTTTACCAAATTAGGTGCTTGTAATTAAAACGGGTCTATTTCTGTTTCTGTTTCAACAGGTTTTGTTTCAACTTTTTCTGGAGCGACATAAGGTATTTTGACATCTCCTGATTTATAATTATTACCCGCTTGGGATACATTATTCCATATGCTCACTTCAAATTCCTCGCCTTTGAACATACCCCAACCTGTAAAATCAGGTTGTTTACCTTCTTTGTCTGTGTTTGGAAATAATATTATTTTACCTTCTTTATATTCCCTCGGTTTTTTTTCTGCCATTTTTTTTAACTTTTATATTTTGTTCCAAAACTTCTATTGTTTGATAAATTATTAATTCTTTATCCTCTCGTGTTTCACAAATATTTGGAACTTCTATCTGTAAAACATTTTCTTTTGTATCAATACCTAATGTTTTATAAAACCATTTCTGTAACATGCTGAGATATGTCATGTGTTTTGTTTTTGCTGAAATATTTATTATAAACTTGTGTTGCATTAAAAACATTTTGTTTACCATATGCAAGAAACTCATCAGAGCATGGAGCTTTTAAAACTTGTAAAGTATTTTTATCTATCACTACAAACAACATGGGTTTTTTGAATTGCAATTCATATACATATGCTTGTGAATTATAACAAAATGCTCTTGCACTTGATCTAAAATTTTTTGAATTACCTGTGGTTTTTAAATCAACGACAAAATCCTCGTGCAAAATATCACATTTGGATTTCCACATATTACCCTCTATTTCCATGATAGCGGGTACTTCGTATTTGTTATTAGTATCTTGTATAATTTCTGAAATTTCCAACACACTTAATAATTTATCTTTACACCTCAGCATAGTATCTCTTTCATGTAGTAACATAACATCATCTTTGTCTAAATTATTTTCTATCAAATAATCCTTAAATTTCTTTGTGCTTCTTGTCGAGCTGTCAAAGATAGGTATTTTAATAGGTTTGTCTGGCTCTAAAATAATTTGATGAAAATATCTACCCATTAATATTTCTGGACTTTTCTTTTCTTGTTTAAATTTTTCAGGTTGATAAAGAAGTGTCGAAACATCTGATGCTGATAAATATTCTTTACCAAAATCACCATAATACTTAGTATCATCTTTTAATTTTTCTAATAAATCAACTTGCATGTGTTTTTAATTGAGATTCAACTTCTTTTGTTATGGTATATTTAGTTTCTAATTGTTGAATTATCCATGACATACCTTTTTGCTTATTGTTTACTACAAAATTTAAAACTTTGTCCCAATTATCATCTCCAATTTTTAAAGTGTATGCACCTTTTGGTTTACTATTTTGATTAGCAATGGCATTTTGTACTTCCTCTGCAGAAGCTACTGAAGTGTCAAGACCTATGCCCATATTTGCAAGAGCTCTCCCCCATGCAGAAGTTTCGCAGTTCTCTACATAACTTGTTTTATTAATAAAAGTTGATCCTTTCACTTCCTCTGCTATACCTGTGGCAATTTCTCTATCTTGCTCATCTCGTATCGTAGCTTTAATTAGAATTGTATCAGGGGTTTTGTCTACAACCTCTGTGGTCAATGAATATTTTGGGTAATTGCTTCGAAAGTATTTTAATCTTTCGTTTACTTCAACATAATCTTTACCCTTTATGTTGATAGTTTTTAACTTTTTGTTCATACTCGTTTAGATTTAATTTAATATTTAATTTATTTTTTCTTGCTGTATATTTTTGTAAAATTCTTTCTCTCCTATTTTTTAAATTTTGGATATGCTTATCGTTTTTTCTGGTGTTGATTTCTGTTTTTATTCTGTTTTTAATTAAGTTTAATTTAAACTCATAATTATTTAGCAGAACAAATTCAGTACCCGCACTCCAGCCATACTTGTAAAAATAATCATACTCTTCCTTTGTGCATTCCATAAAATAATCTCCACCTTTTCCCATATTAAGTATTTCAATTTTTTCTGGAAACTTCAAAATCTTTGCCCCATTGTGCATAACTGATTCCATTTTTTGTGTCTGTGTGTAAATAGAATTTGGCACTCTTTTAGCTTGGTCAAAAAGATGAAAAAGATTATACATTTTGAACTTCCTCTATCATTTTTTTATAGTCAGGATCTGTATCTATTAGATTTTTGGCTTGTTTGTAACCATGAATAATGGTTGAATGTTGAACATCATAGCCATATTCCTTTAAAAATTTTCTTATATACGAAAGCCGAATAGGTCTTTCCATACAAGCATAGTAAAGCATTTGTCTTGCATCTACTACATCTCGTTTCTTTGAGTTTTCAAACATCTCGTTCAAACTAAGATGAAATTGTTTTGCGATTGCATTTGTGTATTTGTCGAATATTTCTTTTTTCATTGGATTAAAGTATAAATGTAATAAGCTAATATAATAATTGTAGCAAGAAAACCCACCAATCTAAGCAGTTTAAATGTTTCATGCTCACTTTCAGGTGTTCTGCCCTGTCTACTTCTATATTGTCTATATCTTTTCATAATATTTTAAAAGTGAGGTGGACAGGACTGGAATGTTAGAGATGCACATTGGACTTACACTCTTTTATCTGTTTATCCTGTCTTTCTGGTCTTACCAATTTAGTGCCTTCCAAACTTAGACCTCACTTATTTTAAAAGGTGGCTGATTATCCTTGCGAATCTCACTTATAGTGTGTTTCTTTTATTATCATTTAGGGCATGTTTATAGGACTAACCCCACCACCTGTTTGCCAAACCCCCCAGACCAAAAACAAAATGAAGAGAGGGGGGGTGTGGACTTGAAAACAACTAACTAAATAAACATGTGGACATTATCCTCATAGTAAAAATCCTCATGTTCGGGATCTGAATAACATATAATCACTTTATTCATATTGCAAATTTAGTATAAAAAACCGAAAAAAAAAATTATTTCTTTTTCTTTTTTCTTTCAATACTATTTTTTAATATTTTTTTATTGTTATCCATAATAAAATCAAAATGCTTATCGCATTCCTCTTCTCCATACAGAAGAATGTCGCCTAACATTGCTTTCATTAGTTTTTTAAATTCTTGTTCTTTCATATTAATTTAAATTAATTTCTTTAATTATTCTATGAGGCTCACCCTCATTAAATTCTTTTAACGATTTATAATTAGTTTCTAAACATTCATTATGGTCTTGTAAAAACTCATAAATATCAGTGAAGAAATACATAATATCATCATCAGTTTCTTCATAAATAAAATATTTCATATTTTAAATTGATTATTATCGGCATATTCACATGCCTCGTTATACTTATTACTATCTACCTCATAGATGTAGTCTACGAATAAATTGTACCACTCCACTTTTGCATGAAGTTCTGCTTCTTGTTCAGTCATAGGTTTTCTTGTATTAAATCTATTATCTCATCAAACTTTTCGCACCCACAGGTAGTTTGTGAATCCTCTATACAGGGTGTATCATCTCTCAAATCTTTGAGTTTACCAATTATATAATCTTTATTTTTCATAATTATTTTTTTTGTTATACTCTGCTTTTAATTTATTAAGATGATTAAATGCCTGTCCACATATATACTCGCAGATATCTTGCTTTATGTTCAACTCATAAATTCTCTTTGTGTCTTTTAATATCTGCTCATGATCTGACTGACCTAAATATTTCATGCCCTCTCTATCGCATACATTCTTGACATCATCTGTTGTAATTGTAAAATTTACTTTCATTATATTAATTTGATTTTTCATATTTATTTTCTTTTGCATATACAAACACATCATTGTACAAATCATCTGTAACATACTCCCAGAAAAAATCTGTTATATCGTTATTATTAATAATAACTTTCAATATAGTTAAGTCCTCCTCTGGTGGTTGTTCGTGTGTTCCATTGTCCCAATAATACTCGTACTCTACAAGCACATAATAAGTGTCGTAATTTATACTATAAGTTCCTCTTGTTTTCATATTATTCGTGTATTACTATGTCTGTATATATATTACAATAGTTGTAATATTCCCCTATTACTGAGTGAATATGACCGTCCTCGCCTACACCTATCAAAAATGTTTTGTCTGGATAATCTTTCAATGTCTCGTTAAGAAAATTTTCTATCACTTGAACATCTTTATATTCATCATACCACTTTAAATATTCGCCCCTGAAAACTACTACATCATCAGCTTCGCAGTTAGCAATTTCAAACAAATCCTCAATCGTGTCGCCTCCTAAATCAAGATCCTTTAATTGTTTTTCTTTTTCTTTTGGTACTCCTAGTACCATTGTGCTTCTATATCCCATAATATTTAATGTTTAAAGTACAGGTGCACATGGGTACTCCTTAATTGTAGTGAATAAAGCCCCACCATCATTGCCCTCATCATCAGCACTTGGATATACCCAGAACATAGTCCCATCTTTTCTTTTTAATAGCATACAAAGTGGAGACCTGTGCCACATCATATCATCTATCTCCTCTTGTGGCATGTACTCAACCTTTACTATGGTTGCACCTACTAAATTTAATCTCGCTTGGTCAGTCCAATAATTTTTGTATGACCCCGCTTTTTTTACTTTTTGTTCAAATGTTTCTTTTTGTTTCATAATTAATAATTGTTGTTAATAAAGTTAGTTACTTCGCTTGGGGTTAGATTTTCATAACCCTGTTTTCTCATGTCCTCTCTCACTTGTCGTGGGCTGACACAATTTGACTGACAGATAAAGTTAAAAACTAATCTGTTCTGTTTTTTTTGATTTACTCCATGATATATATTCATAATTTAATTTAATTTAAGTTATTATAATTTTAAATGTACTAAAGTTAAACAAGAATTGCAAATTTATTTAACAATTTAATATAGTCTTATCCTTTCACAAAGAAGCCATAAGTCCCTTTCTTGTTCAGTTTCAAACCATTCTACATTGACAATTTCATTGTTATAGACATTATCAGTCCCTAAATCTTTTACAGGAACATCATAATAGTATATCCCATACAACAAGCCATTATTATTATCATCTTTAGATATTCTTTCTTGCTCGTAGTGAACAGGCAGTAATACAATCATATTGCTCATTGTTTTCTTTCTTTAATTTGTTTCTTTATTTGTTCTGTTATTATGTCCAACATCTGACCATCTGTCAAATATTCTGGTGCTGAATCATCTGCTGAATGCACAGGATTTTCAACAAAATCAACCATTCGTTGAAGTATGTGAAGCAAATCTCCCATGTCTTTTTTTAATGAATGGATCTGATTTACTTTTTCTTGCATAAGTTGTCGTGCAGTTTCTCTGCTAAAATTTGTATTTACCATAATTTTAATTGTATTGGATTATTATTTTTAATTGTTTCTTGTAAATTGTGAGTCAAGGGTATAAGCATACAATCTGACATATAAGTACCACCGCCCATGTTGTACATTTCTGTTTTTGTTGGTCTGGTCGTTCCATGTGTATCTAAAAATAATTTTTCGTTGATTGGTATATAAAACGAAACATCTTTTTTTGGTGCGGGAAAGCATTTATAATATTGCCTATTTTTAATTGGCTGTCCCCTTTTTTTGCCATCTGTATACACTTCGTTATATATTTGTGCACCTGTCAAATCTATTTCAAGATTTTCCATTGTTTCATGACTAAATTTTGTCCCCGCACAGGCAGTAAATGTATTGCCAGAGAATCCTAATTTTTTATATTCATCATCTGTTTTTGCAAATTGCACAGCCCTTTGAAGTGTCCTAAATTCTTGTGATGAGTTTACTCTTACCATAGTTTATTTAATTTAATTAGTTAGAGAGCGAGGGGGGAATCGAGCCCCCCTTCAACCATTTCGCCCTTAGTTACACACCAATAAATACAAGTATGTAAAGCATGTACATAATGCCTGTTAATGACATTGTAGTGAGCCCAGAAATTATACTTGCTAAAATTGGGTGTTCTGTTGTCCAAAGTAATTTAAAAAAGTATTTCATATTTTAAAATGTTAATGTTAATTGAATTGATTTATTTATTTTATTTATCATTTGTTTTATGCCTCGTATCATTTTAGAGTGAATAGCACAAACCTCCCTCTTAATAATCTCAGTTTGTTGCTCATCTATTTCATATGTTAGCACACTTCTCTGTGTGGTCGCACATGCTTTGGCAGTCGAGCCAGACCCTGCGAACATATCCAAAACGATTTCAAAGGGCTTAGTTGATGCTTTCACAAGCTCAATGAGTAGCTCGGTCGGTTTGGCTGTTTGGTACTTAGAATCGGCTTTAAATTGGTACAGGGGCTGAAGTTCAAAATCTAAATCAGCCCTTTTGTTACCACTTTTAGAAAATGCAAAGATATGCTCTTGTAATTGATGACCACAAAAAGCATAAGGTTTGCCATTTTTGTAAAGTTTTTGAAATTTAATCGACTGATGACATTCTTTTAACCCAGACAAAGTGAATGCCTTTTTATATTCTGCAAGTGCTTTAATATTTGTTTTACTTGCTGAAAACATAAAGAAAATAGGGGTGTCATTTGTCTTTGTTAATTTAACAACATCTCGCATAAAAATTGTAAATTCTTGACTGCTCATTAATTGATATTTTGTAAGGTTTCTATTACCCCCCTTTGCCCCTGGGATTATGTAAGGGGGGTCAAGAAAAATCATATCAAATTTTGCTTGTTCTTGCACAAGTTTTTTAATCTCGTGCTTTGCATTACCTGACTGAATTATTGAGGCAGTCTCGCCCTGTTTAGTTTTAAGAGTGTAAACCCCTTTGGCTATTCTTTCGAGTTCTCCAGACTTAGCACCCTGTCCCAATATTCGCCGAATAGTGGGATTGGGTAGCTTAGTAATGGCTTCAATTTCGCTAATACTCGCCTGAATACGACCCTTTAAAACTTCGTTTACTATGTCCTTTTGTTTCATAGTTTTATTTTTTATAGTTATAGTTATCAATGTCCCAGACCTTGCCAGAATTTACAAGCTCATCATAGATGCCCATGTAACAAACTTGAGCGAGGTTTTGGGGGTTGTCTAAGTGTGAAAAATCGTACAAATGCAAATCCTTAATGACCTTTATTTGGTCGCTGTAATACATTAAAGCATGGTCAATTTCTTGGTTTAGATAATCGTTAATACAATCATCAAACACCAATTCAAAATGCTCTCTGTCTAGCGATTCAGTTTCTAATTGGTCATTAATCATATCAATAAAATCTGTTTCAAAGTCGTTAATATATCCCATTATTGTACAATTTTTAAGTTCAACTCTCTTGCAACATAATTAATATGCTTTGATGTCGTAGGGCTTGAAGTTCTGCCCCCTACATTCCAAGCAACTTTTTTCAATGTGTCGCCTTTTATTTCTGCCACTAATGTGTTGTAAGAAAAAACTTTATCGCCTATAACATTTAGATTTTGTTTGTATCGTTTTAATTGTGTAATCATGTTTATTAAATTTTAATTGTTTATGAAACAAACATAAATAATATTTAATTATAAAACAAATTTGTATTAAAAAAACTTTAATTAACAGGAAGAAAAAAAATTATTTTGGTGGGTGTACTTGTTGCAATTATTCTCTTTTGTTTTCGGTCTGGTTGTCAGTTGTTTAAGTTTTCTTTTGTCAATGTGTTTTGTTTGTGTTTTTGTTTTATCGTGGGTTGATAAAGGGGAAGGTCTCAAAGCGTGAGACATTTGGAACGCTAAACGAGAAACGAGAGAAGGGAAGGCACCCCCAGAGGGGCGACAGGGGGCGAGGCAGTCCAGACCCACAGCAAAAAGCCAAAAAATCTAAAAAAAACGACAGGATTTAGGATTTTGTGCAAAAAAAAAATCAGTTTCTGTGCAGGGGTGTGCTTGCGTAAAACATAGTATTACCCTAAACTTCTATATATCTGAATCTCAAAAAAATTTTTCACTATCTTTACTAAAATTTAAAAGTCATGATGAATACAAACGATTACGTAAACGGACTATTGATCAAAAATGGTAGATTAATAAACGACAGGCCTAATGGTATTACAGGTATACAACAAATTGCTAACATGAAGCGTGCAGTTGACAACGATAGAAAGATAAATACAATATCTGAAGCAATAGGTGTAGCTGAAAATAAAAAGAATTTAAGACAACTAGAGTTTTAAAAATATTTTGTTCTGTTTTTGATTAATTGTAAGGAGGGTTCTTAGTTGAATCCTCTTTTTTTATACAAATACGTCAATAGTCGTCGTAAGTTTGTCAACTAAAAACTAAACTCGTCGTATCATAACTAACTGATTATCAATATTATATATAATTTACGTCGATTTCGTCGACTTTTCTCGTGTATATAGAGGAGAAAGTAAAATATACATATAAATATATTTGCAAGTATACAAGCCTTAAACTCGACGAGTCGTCGTATAGCTTATTGTTCAAAAAATTGTATATTTACTCAAATTAAATTTAATTAATTACATGAACAACAAAGGTTATATACCCAAAGACCTCACATTTGACCAGGAGGGTCGAGATAAACTTATATCCGGCATATCGTCCATATCCAAAGCTGTGAAGAGCACACTTGGCCCGAGAGGTCGCACTGTATTAATAGAATCATCAGACCATCTTCAGGGAATTACTGTAACAAAAGACGGAGTAACCGTAGCAAACTCTATATATCTTGACGATCCAATAGAAAACCTAGCAATACAAATGATGAAGGATGCAGCTTCACGGACTGCAGCTTCGGCTGGTGATGGCACGACTACTGCAATAGTATTAACTGAAGCGATTGTCAAATGCGGTCTCAAAGAATTAGAGTTTGAAGATGATTGTAACATAACAGAAATAATAAAACACATAAATAAAGAAATACAAGTTATATTAGAAGTGTTGCATAAAAAATCAAAACCAGTAAATGATAACACATTGAACCATGTAGCTACGATATCAGCAAACAATGACAAAGAGATTGGTGATATAATTACAGAAGCCTACAATAAGGTTGGTAAAGATGGTGTGGTTACGGTTGAGAAAAGTATGAATCATGAAACGTATGCAGAAGTGACTAACGGTATTAAAATAGATAGAGGCTATACGTCTAATTTATTTTTAAACAACCAACGTAAGGATGAGTGCGTGCTTGAAGATGTTTCTGTTCTAGTTTGTGATCAGGAGATAAATAATATTTTGCAAATAGAAAATGTTCTCAAACCAATCATTCAACAAAACAAAAAACTTTTACTTATAGCTCCGTGTTCGCAAAACGTTATAAACACACTAGCAGCAAATGTTGTGAGAAATGGTTTGAAGCTTTGCAATATAGTACCGCCATCGTTTGGTTACAAGACACACGAGCTTATGTCAGACATAGCGGTTGCTATAGGTGCAAAATTTTATTCAGAAAAAACTGGAGACGATTTAAGTCTGCTAAACATTACAGACCTTGGACATGTGGATAAAATAATTGTTGGAAAAGAAAGTTCAGTGCTAATTAAAAACGACCAGGTGAATGAAGATGTAACAAAAAGAATCGAAGAGCTGAAAGAACAAGCTGAAAACACAGTAAAAAAACCAGACAAGGATTTTATAAACGAAAGGATAGCTAGCCTAGCCGGAGCTATTGGGTGTATATATGTAGGTGGTAATAGTGATGTTGAGCAAAAAGAAAAATACGATAGAG